AAAAAGGAATTGGTAAAAGATGCTCAAGAAGCTGCCACTAAGTTTGCCAATGCTAAATTGGTAGAACTCTCTCCCAAAACCCAAACTTCCAAAAAGGAATTGGTAAAAGATGCTCAAGAAGCTGCCACTAAGTTTGCCAATGCTAAATTGGTAGAACTCTCTCCCAAAACCCAAACTTCCAAAAAGGAACGGGTTGTCAAGGAAGTTAAGGAACAACAAAAACCATCCATCATCGAACAGGTAATTTCTAATCGGGAAGTTAAATACGTATACCCTGCCGATGTAGTTGATACTCTTGCTCGGAAGAAATGGAGACAACAAACTCGAAACGAACTCCATCGATTGGAACTTGCAATGGCTCGTATCAAGGACACCAATTCCAAAGAATTTAAGGCTGCTGCTAAAGCCTATGAGGACTTTAAGAAAAAGGTTCTCAAACCAGAACAAGTTGCATAACCCTTTATTAACCCAGTGCCCGGAATAAATTATTCCGGGCACTCTAATTCATACAAAATGGATTACACTATCTTCTCTGATAAGGAGATGCTAAAACAGGATAAAGAGTTAGTCGAATTACATAAACGATGTTGTAAATCTTGGCTAATTCAGCATTCACTTAAGCATTCTAAGATTAAGAAATTCTTTATAGTTTACGATTGGTATATCAATCCCAATAACGTAAGGAATTTCTTTTTCAGGCCTATACACATCTTTATTCAAGCATTGCTTTTAGGTCAACTCGATAATATATCCGATTACATTAACAATAACAAAAATGGAAAACGCAAAAAGAAACGGAATCGAAAGGTATAACGTACTTTACTGCAAAGGCAAATATCAGTATAAATCTAAATATCCCCAAATAGAAACTAAACATAAGGTTATCTATTCAGGGCCAGTAGAACCAATGGCACCCATCTGGGATAATGTATCAGATATATTAAGGAAATCTGATAGAATTTGTACTGAATCTCGAAGAGAATTAAAGAAGTTAGAGGAACGTTCACAGAATAACCTTTACTTCAAGAAGAATGGTATTACTCACATAATCGTATACAAATGTTTAGAGAAATAGTTAAAGACCTATATATAGGCAAATCTAAGTTAACCATAGAATGTAACCAAAAGGAAATACCCCAAACTACTCTGGTTCAGGATGTATTACAGAATACGGGGTTTACTGGTAATATGCCCGACTATGGTACCTATGGTAATTTCAAGGATGGAAAATTTGAGATTACTCCAATGATGCCTAAGCATTGCTTATTTATTACTGGAGTACCCAAAGGGGCAATCCTTGATAATTTCAGAGTTAGAAGAACATATTGGTCCTCTTATTATGAGGATGATGTAAGAGGGTACTTATTTCAAATTACAGATGAAAGTATACCTCGTTTAATAATCACAAACTAAATCTATATGGAAGCAATCGATTACGTAAAATTATTTAAACTCGACCAAGAGAATTATGACTTTAAAAGGGAAGAGTTTATATCCGAATTAGGTAAAGAATTTCTAGATTATTGCCAAACTACCACAATTGGGATAGATAAAAAGACTGGCAATATATACTACTACCGATTTAGGGAAATAGTTAAGAATTTCGAAACTAAATTCTGGGCAATCTCAGAACTTAAAATAGGAGAACCATTAACCCAGAAATTATGGAATGCCTTTTTCGCTACTCAGGTAGTTCCTTTAAGGCAAAGGTTATTCCCAAAGGTTCAGAAATTAATCGAAGAGCAAAAGGGGATAACCCATAACCGTAGTAAACAAGACAAAAAACCTACGAACCATAAAAAGGCAAACTATGGCAAGGGAAATCACAGACCTGCATGGGAATAAATTTAAGGTAGGGGATTATAAGCTTTGCCTTAATATTCCCATCACTGGGAAAGGTAATTTAGTATTCACCAGGGACCTAATCTCTGGTGAACCTTTTAATTTATCAGTAAGTAAGAAAAAATATAAGGGATATTTCTATAACCTATCTTTGAATTTGTATGTAATGTACGATTTAGAGTATGTAGGTTATGATGAAAGTTCCGATATTAGAAAATCTCATTTGTATGTCAGAAAAGGAAAATAAAATGGTAAGATTCCCAAGACCTATGGGGACTACTGCAATGGCATTAGAATATCAGAAGAACCCAAATGATGAACTTCTGATAAAGATACATAATTATATCATCAATCAATGGCTAATGGGAAATGGTGTATTATGTGGTATCACATACGACATAAATACATTCTCATATCGTATGGGTATAGATATCAATTACATACGGGTATTTATGAGAGATAGGCTATTAAGCTCTAGAATATGGGATAAAGAAAAGGCAGAAGATTTACTACAAGCATTAATGGGAGAACAACTAGCATGGGCTTTGGAAGACCGTATGGAAATAGCCCATCAGGTTAATATCCTAAGAGAATCTCAGGGAGGGAAATACGTACCGTTTATATCTGCCGAGCTGGGAAAGGCTTTGAAGTTAAAATTGGAATCTTCTACTTCTCTTCAATCCATCGTACGTAACATTACAGGAGGAAGTACTACCAATATATTTGCTCAGTTCAATCAGAACAATGTAAATCAACCTCAGAACACTATTTCAATCGATGAGGCTCGTCAAATAGTATTAGAATCTCAGAAGATATTGGATAAAACCGAAGAGGCTAAGTTATTGGAAGAGAGATATGATATATCCTCATTACCTGAAGTAGTTGCTACTAAGCAAGAGGGAGTAGATACCAGTAAGGAGGGACTTAATCTTAACAAGGCAGAATTAGCCCAGATTACAGATGATTATAAGGGAGCCATGGAGTTATTCCCAGATGAACATCATGAGATACGTAGAGAAATAGAAATGCGTATTGACCCAGATGAAGAGGACCCAGAATTATATCAGTATGAAGAAGTACCAGAGGAAGAAGATAATGGCTCCTTTGCATCTCAATTCTTACGTAGTAAGAGGCTCTAGTAGTTAAATAGGTTCATTGCATATTAAATTGAAAATTTATATATTTGCATATCAATTTTAAAATAGACAAAAATATGAAAACAGATTGTTACATCTACACGCTTATTACCGGAGACTTCCTATTCCAAGTAATGGAAACATCCGATGAACAAGCAGAGAAACGTTTAATCGACTTATACCAGGAGGGAGAGGATGATCTTTATTCAGACATCTATGAACATCATTCCTATGATGACCTTAGGAATTACTATGGCAGTGTTAAGGTATACAAAACACCCATAAACTTAGAAACAAATCAACTTGGGTTCCCAGGTTTAATCGTATATTAATATGGATATCAATTTAGAATACAAGAAAACCCAAGTTAACAAGGTTAATCAAGGGACTTACTTTAAACTCAGACCAACAGAAACTGCTCCGGTATGGGTAAGAGGCGAATATGACAAAGCATCTAAGACTTATTCTTGCTATAAGTACGATGATACTAATCACGAGAAATTCCTTAAGGGAAACAGAGAAATATACATAAATTTTACATTCTAAGCACATGAACCTATTTAAACGAAAGAAATGCTCCCAGAACCTCATATACCTTGATAAGGGTAACCTGGTATTCAAAGGGAAAGTAAAACAGATTTATCGAATTCTCGAACTTTGCATGATAGAATCTGGTAAATTTGACGAACGTCTATACTTCGATATGTACAATGAGTATCTTAAACATTACGTAATATATGATACTACTCCTCAGTTATTACAGTATAAGATACCCTTGATATTCGATAAACGTTTCCCGGGTATAACATTCTCTAAACGTTTTACATTCGAATACCTGATACCAAATAGGATTACTTATTCTAAAATACCATCTTGCTTTGAATTACCAAAGTACATTGAGGAATATCTAATACATACCTTCAATAGGGTAGGTGCTTATATTGAAATTCCCTATGATGAGAATATGTTTACCAATCTGATTAGGCTCAACTTCCTAAAAGAATGGGAACTATTCGATAACTCCTCAATGTTAGATGCTTATATAAGCAGTCAGCTGGACATAATCCATAGTTATGCTAAAGTAGAGAATCAAACCATAGTTAAAAACATCATCGAAAGGACTCTGGAAGAAATTATAGAAGAGACTATCGGTAAAAACAATGAAGAACATGGAAAATAAAGAGAAATTCACTTTCCGAAAGGTAAGTATGACAGAGAATGTCGAAATAGAGTTTATCAAAACTCTGGAAGACAATGCTAACAAAAGTGATGAAGACTTGCTAAAAGCTTTCAAGAACAAACTATCTTCGGACAATGTTACTTGTCATGCAAGCATGCTTTCAAGAACTACAACTCATGTTATCTTTCAGATATCCAAATTTAGTAAGATAACAAATTCTTATCGGGACCATGAATTATGGTTATTCGAAATTGATAATAATAATATCATACTAAATAGGTTCCGGATATGATTACGATGAAAACCCTCCAAGTAGAGGATATAAAAGATGAATGGTTATATAATGCCTTAACACAGGGCATCAAGGAATGTATAACTGCTCCAGTCCTAACTTTGGACCCAACAAAACCAGAACCCATTAAGAGGGCAGAAATGATATTAGAGAATTTCTCTCAGGAGGATTCTCCAGTAGTAGCTACTGTGATTGCTCCAGGCAATTTCATACAGATGATATTACCGAAACATGAGATACTTCTCTCGGTAATGTTCATCTATAAGGAAAGGAATACCTATGTACAACTTATAATACAAAAACTTGCTTATGAACGAGAAAAGACTACCACCAAGACTAATGGTTCTGCTAGTGGTACTGAAGGGTGAAAAGGTATATAAAGTACCAATTAATTAGACCATCTAAAGGATTTCAATACACTAAGAAGAATCCTTACTCCTTTAGTACAACTATATCATGGAGTAGGTTTTGATACTAGACTTACTTACGATGAATTCAGTATCTTCATTAATGACCTACAACATTTGGGATATGAACGGTTAGATGAATATTCCTCGGGTATACAAGAATTAGTAGAAGCAAAACCCATTACTGAGAATAACCAAGATGTTGAGAAAATACGAAAAGGGTTACTTATCTCTCTTAAATCTCAGGAGTTATCAGAGGTATTAGCTACTAAACTAAAGCAAGCCATACATGAAGTATTTGAAAACGAAAAGAAGAAAGGTGGACTAATGAACAAGGAACCCTCTTTAGAACCTATGGAGAGTTCAATTATAAGAGAGGCTCTATATTTGCTAACTCCCCAATTACCTTAATAATTGAAAGGCAGTGGATTAGACTGCCTTTCATAGCGTGTACACATCCTCAGCCTCCCTAAAAATAAATTAGATATATTTTTCTATAAAAATAAAAATTTATATATTTGCATATCAATTTTAAAATAGACAAAAATATGAAAACGAACTCAGTAACTTACAATCAGGCAGACGAACTAACTAAGGTAGTTCGCAATTTCTTAGAAAAGAAATCTACATTTGAACTTGACTCTGATGAACAGGGTAATCTTCTTAATCTTCTAATGGGACTCTTAATCAAACTAGAGGATGATTACAAACTCAATTGCTTGGATATTAATCAGGTACAAATCTATGATACCACCTATTATTCTTTCATTTTCGAATCCATGGTAACTGCCGATACTAATCCCTATAAGGGGCAATTAGCATCTGCTGCAGTTCAATTCATGAATGAATTTACCGATAACGATGGGAGGTTCATATCATTCAATCAACTCGATAGAAACAACTGGATTTTCCAACTTAATTTCTCAATCGCATGACAAAGTATAACGTTAGTCCATTAGTTGCTCGGGAGATAGAATTCTCCACGGGCACTATCTTTGGTGCTACCTGGTGCAGATACTTTATATCAATCACCTTACACCAATGCTATATAGAAGCAACATGGAAAACCCGTCCCAAAAGTAATTTAGACGGGCATAAAGAAACTTTTAACTCTTTACAGGAGTATCTAGATTGGTTTGCTAATCTTAAGAAAACTTACGGAAGGAGAATCTCTCGTAAACGAATGGTATATGCTGCATACGATGAAACAATGCGTACATTTAGTTACAAACCCTACGAGAATTGGGCTACTAGACGTTCAAAGGAGAAACTAAATAAGCCAAATAATGAACCGTTATTGGCCGATTAGTAATACTAATCCCTAACCAGTTAATATATCTCCAGGGAGTTCATCCAGGACGAGGAACAAGATGAGGACATGATATCTCAATATACGGCAACATATAATGCTCTCGAAAAATGGGAATCCGACAAAAGAGAAACCCAACTCTTTGATTCCCTGGCTGCATCAGAACTCATTAGACAACTTAATAAATAATCACTATGGTAAACTTATATAAACTCTTAAACGTATTGGAACAGGGCATGTCCTTGTTCCAACTCAATAAATGGAAAACCGAAGGCATCTGGTATCCTATTACTCAATACAAAAAGGAATCAGACGAAATTCAGGTAGTAACCAATTTATTTATTCCGGAACAAAAGGAATATCACATTCAACTTTCTGGAAATTATCCCGAAGAATCAGAAGCCTGGGACAAGTTTCTAGAGGAAAACCAATGGAAAATCTACCCATTACTTGCAAACATAATGCAAGTCTTCTTGCCCACAGGGAACTATCAATTATTCTATACTAAATATCCACAAGGATTCATATCCATAATCGCTAAGCCCCATGATAAGTGAAGAACTCAAATCACAATTAAGTATTCTCAAGGAAACTAACCCAGAATATATTCAGACCCTAAAGGATGCCGTAACGGCATCCTATAAGGCAGAACTTCAGGCAATCAAACCCAGTTCTACCGAAGAAGAGGAACAACTTAATATAGAACTCAAGGACATAGTATTAAACATGCTATTTGGACCTTTCTATAACTATTTCGTATCAGAATACGTAGTATCAGATACTATATGGGAAGAACAAGATCAACTAATCGAGGACTTATATTATTACTTCAAATCATGACACCGTATATTCAACAACAACTTAAAAAGCTATGCGATAATCCAAATTGGTATGACGATATGCTCATCTCATGGGATAAAAACCCAAGAAATCAAAGGGAAGCTATCTATAACTACCTTTCTCATGTACAACTAAATGGGTTACTAGAAAACACTCAGATAGTTTTTACATTCATAGATGGCGACATGAAACCAGCTTTCTATTTCGAAATTCCCAGAGATACCAATCGATATCTTATACTGGGAATCCTCGATGAAGCAGGTTATTCTCATTGCTGCCTATTAGTCCAACCAAAACAAATGTTTAACCCTCAACTCAATTAACATCATGGAACCAATCGTAACAATAAACAACTACCCAATCGGATGGGAATGGCTAGACAGAGTACCTCTAGAGGACTTTAACTGGCTAATCGAAATATTCTCTACCATGACCGATAACACTGATACTTATGACTTTGTAGGATATACAGATTCAGAAACCTTACCAGGACATCTGAAGAGGATATGCTCAGTAGACAAGATACCCTTAGCTAACTTCCTAAACGAGGACCAAGGCTATGAATCAGGTATATCCATGTACGGTCACTACATAGCATGCAAATGCCTTGACATATCCTCAGAAGAGGAATACATGAATCAATTAACCGATATAAGAATCCTAACCAACGAACTAGAACCATGCTAACATCAGGTAAATTCCTGGTATCATTCGAAGTCCCGGGACCATTACCTGGTACTACCGAAGGCTTCTGCGAAGAAATGAACGTAGTGTACAGAACCGAGGAACTTAATACCTACCTCCGCTACCCCAAACAAGAAATAAACCCAGGGCATAAACATAGTACCTACATAAGGCTAAAGCTAAGAGAAATCCTCGAAGTAAACCTAACAGATATAACCATAATCGATATAATATCACTACCATGAACATCCTCTATCACATAATCCGAATAATCCTATCCGTAGGAACCATTCTAACCCTCATACGCAATGAGAAAATATACCAAGCCCACAAGCATACCCACCCAACAAACAAAATAAGGTATATCATCTCACAGCTAATAATCCTAACCTTATACACCTCATCACTAATCCTGGTATCCTACACATATGGGATTATACTAAGGTACATATAATAATACTAAAAATTATGAAATCACTAATTCTACTCATCGTAACGATCTTGCTCCTAATCCCAAATGAAGAAGCCTACCCAACAAAGAAATTCATCTACAGAATGAATCTAATCACAATCCCTTTAGTATATGCCTTCATACAGGTATACCCAATCGAATAAATACCCACAAGGTACCTGGAATAAATACCGGGTACCTCCCACACCACCCAACAAACAAAAATAAAACAAAATCATACTAACGCTAACTAAGGTACATAATATAATACCCACCTATTACCTCTATAACTAATATACCATCTACTAATATAATAATACCAAATACATATATCAAGGTACCTCACCGGGGGTTTTGGGGATTTAGGCAAACAATGTTAGGCAAATTTACCCCCACTATACAAAACCACTAACTCACTATATAGCCACTATACCATATAGCTCTACTACACACTTTAAAGGCAAACTCAAAAAGGCCTATGTGATGACAATTTTTCGTCCCCTAATGGCCTCTTATTTACCTTATCCGAATTACCTTACCAAGCCCTATTATAATATATATATATATATATCAATTAAATTCAAGGTAAATATGAAACACAGAACTCACCCCAAATTTCCTAAGTATAGGATTTATGCTGACGGTACCATAATCAACAAACGTACTACGCTTTGAAGATAATGAACGAATCTAATCAAAGAGTTCCAGTAATTACACCCAAATTAATTGCTGAAGCCTTTCGTATACCTAACCCAAACCATTATAAGTATATTAGATATAGGAATGGTAATCTCAAGGATTGGAGAATAGAGAATTTATATTGGGCAAGCTATACTCATAAGCCAGATAATAAATCCAAGTTAACCCCTAAAATTAAAAAGGTTATCAAGGATGTATCTCAAGGCCAAGTAGTTATAATTAATATTGATAGGGTAATTATAAGGAAATAGGTAATATGGTCCTAGAGCTTTATTAGTAATTGGCTAAGTATTTATATTAGCATTATTTATAAGGTTTCTAGGACCTATGGTGTTATGGCCTTACTCCATTCATGGCCTCGGAGATTTAGGCAAATATAACTCAAGGCCCTCAATTGCCTTCGTAGGTTATTGAGGTTATTGCATATATAATATATTATATTTATATTTGTATTGTAATAATAACTAATTAAATATAGAAGACGTATGAAAACAATTAATCAAATTTCAAATCTCATCATTCTTACCTTAGTAAATTGCGCTAGGGATTATCCATGGGCATCCTACATTGCCAATTCACTTTCACAATTCGATTTGATATTGCCAGAACTAATGCAATCGAAAGCTAAGGAAATATCTATCTACCTTAACACAGATGATTGCCTTATGGAATTCTCATCCGAAATCCCTGACCCAGAGGAAATTGAACCCGATTTTACCTTCAACATCAAGTATATAACCTTTCAGGTATACTTCGATTAATATATTAACCCAGAGCCTAACTTAGGTACCTGGGTTTTTACTTACGCTAACTTAGTAAGCCCTTATAGGCTATCCTAATCTCTATAGGCTTACCATAGTCCCTATATGGCCTTATTGAATTAGGACCTAATGGGTTTATAGAGGGCAATAATAGGGATATAGCTAATGGGCCTTAATTCTTTATCACCTTAGTCCATTAATGGCCCTATCAATATACAGGTATATAATACACTCTCAAGAGGACAGGCATAAGCCATATAGGAATATCCATATACATATCATATATGCCCACTACAAGGCGTGCGAAGATTCCCCTTGTGAACCCCCAAAATTAAGTGCAAAAATTAAGTCCTTTTTAGGGTGCAATAAATTTTTGAATTTATAGATTTTTCACAAAAATAATTTTGAAAATAAAAATATTCATTTTCTCAAAAATTTTTCTTGAAAATGTTTGTAGATTAAAAAATAGTTCTTATCTTTGCAATGTGAGAAAAACAAAACGATATTTGAATGAATTTTTAATTAAAACTTTTTAAGAAAATAATTTTCTAAAAATTTTGTAGATTAAAAAATAGTTCTTATCTTTGCAATACAGAAACGTAACAAACCTTATTAGATAGTTTAATAAGTCTTGAATATCTATCAAAAAGGTTATAAAATAATAATAATAAAATATTCAAGCGTTTTTATTATGACAACAAAAGTAAATGAAGTGAATGTAGAAAAAGCAGTAGCAAACAGCAAAGCAAATAGTTTAATTGCTTTAGACGTTTTAAAGTCTGTGAAAGAAAAAAATCAAGGACTTTTTAAAACAGCTTTAGGGACAAAAACAGAAATTTACAAAAAAGAACTTTTTGAGGGTGCAAACGAAAAGCAAATCAAATCTTTGCGAAAAAAATTTAGAAATGTTACTTTTAATTTTCTTTCAACGATTGCAAACAAAGCGGATAAAAACCTAATTGACGGCTTTATAGACTTTTATAAACAAGTCTATGTTTTAAATGATTTTTCTTTTTCTTCGATTGCAAGCGAAAACACTAAAAAAGAAAAGAAAGAAATATTAATAAAAGGTCTCGAAATTGTGAAAAAATCAATGAAATAAAACAAAATCAGATAAGGAGTAAAATTTTACTCCTTATCATAAAAACAAAATTATTATGTTATTAATTTTATTTGTTATCTTATTAACTGTTTTTGTTAGTGCTTTATATGTAGTTTATATTCTTTTAAAATCAAATCATAGAATAATATCCACTATTATTGACGTACAAACTTTTCAATTAATTAATGTAGAGCAATTTCTATTGCTTGAACAAATAAGCATGAACTATTTAAATGAAGTTGAATATACAATTTATAAAAAATTTTCTTTTAAAACTTTTTTACTATACTTATGTTATTGTTTAAATGAACAATTTAAAGAAAATTTAAATAATCATTTAGTAGATAATTAAGAAAGCAAAGGGACAAATAAAAATGTTTGTCCCTTACTTTTTATTTTCAAATGTTAAATTTAACGGAACCGTACGCCCCTTTTAGTACCCCACGATTTTGGGCTTTCGCTATAAGGGGTACCTTGAAGGCAAATACACATTTTTAGTACCACACAAAAATCACTCCTCGTATTAAGGGCATGCCCAGACACCACAACCACACATGCTCACACAAAGAAGCCAGAGACCTAATATCCCTGGCAACTTATTACAGAATACTCCTAATTAAATCCTTAGTCCTATCCCTACCTAATACTCCTCTAACTTTACCACCTTTCTTCTCATAAAAGAAAACATACCAAATCTGAAGATCCCTTAACCACCATCTCTTAACTTCACCACAACCATCAAAGTATCTTTCAATACAATTCATATCCAACTGAGTAATCCAAATCTGATACCAAATCCTATTACCCTTTCTGCATTTAAGAATCCTCTTATTGCCTTCATCCTTTAATACTTGTACCTTAATGGTACCTGCCATATACCAATTTTTCATATACTAATCCTTTCCAAATTATATAATATCATAGACTTCGGATTATCCCTTTGGTATTGGCGATATCAAAGTTCTTTCTATAAACCAAAAGAAAAAATAACAATGAGTACTATAACTAAAACTTTTAAATTACCCTGTAAGGAGGGGACTTTCTATTACCTCCTCGAATCTTATAAGAAAAAACTGATAAATGGGGATCTGTCAGAAGAAATAGGAGTAAGCTTCACAGGCGACTATTCTAACCTTAACTGGTTTACTACTTCCCTGATAGAAGTCACAGATTGGGGAACTGCCAACCAGCTTGGAGTCACCAAATTGGGATATTACGTAAAAGCAGTATGCCAAGAAAATACTACAAGCTCTGAGAGAAATGCTAGCAATAGATTTACTCAATCTGAATCAGGTAATATAATCTATGTTGGCTTCACTCAAGCAGCGGCTCAAAAGCTAGTGCTGAATGTACAAACGCTGAAGGCTTCTAATGTAGATCGGTGCTTTGTATGGGTAAGCTATGAGGATAATACTGGAGATAATACTACCAAGGACCTCATCTATGATATTGATAGTAAGTATAGGTGTTCCCCCTGGCCTAGCGCAAACGATGGACCAGTAGCTGGTCCAAATGTACAATATAAAGATGATGACTGGGTTGCAGGTCTACCCGGGATTAAGATACCTAGTAATACCTATGTAATAGTTACAGACTTCAATTACCCGAGTCCACAGACTATCTATAGTGTCGATATAAACTTCTTCGATCGTTTAGACAATACGACCATCGTAGATCTTCTAGACATATATCCCCAAATCTCAAGAAGAGCAAATTGGGATTTATATATATCGAATAACTAATCTAATATTTAAAGTGATTATGGAAGAAAAAACAGAATTCAGAATCAGTAGTAGTAGGGGTGGTGAAAGATCTACCACCAAAGAGGTATATGAAGAAATAAGACAGGGAAACTCTGAGAGATGGACAATACAATCTCAAAAGAGTAAGTATGTAAATGGCAAATTGTCCGGAGTTATTGGAGTTGGTTATCTTGCTAGCATCGATAATACCTCGGATTATATTCTGGAGGAAGACAAGAGTAACAATGAGATTCAGATTACTGCACAAAATGACGGTACTTCTGGGCTTTGTATACTTACACAAAATGAATCTGGTAATAAAATAAATCTACACATTACTACTCCTGGATATTGGGAAATACGTTTCTCTCCCCTACCTCTCTTTGGGGTTACAATGGATGATTTTTTTGCTGTAGATACCAATATTAGTGGTGAATATGGATCCATGGCCGATAGTGGTACCCTATATAAGAATTGGATAGTAAATCAAAATAGAAATATGATTAATGTCTATATTTCTCCTATGTACCCAGGGGATTACGACATGTTGTCTTGGTCCTGCCTTGATAAAGATGGTAATGCCTTTAGCCCTAATTACAATATACCCGATAACCAATACTTTACAACAAAAACAACTGGATTAGGTTCCTATACTCTTAAAAAAATTTCAACCCCCTCTGTTAGCGCTGGTACTCTTATATTATCTGGTAGTTTTAATCCCACTAAAAAATATCCATTAGATTTGAATTTTTATTGGGGATATCCAACCTAAGACTTATATTGAGATCAAGATAATATCCCAATTATAAAAGCAATTACCCAGAATATAAGAGCCAGTGTATATGCAACAGAATACCTATGCCAAGGATACCAGCAGGTAATATAAGAATCTACTTTTAGTATTTCTGGATGTTCTTCCTCGTATTTTTTATCCTCTTCTCTAGAATTGTATTTATGAAATATATAGAAGGGTAAGAATACGAGGAAGATTATTAGAGCAACTGGGAACAAGAGTAGGAGAAGAATCTCCCACCCTTGCATTGATGACCCAGCATAATTACCATCTCTGTCAAAAAAGTATCTCATAGTAATTTGTATTTTATGTATCTGATTAATAGATAAATCGGAAATAGAGGTAATACTATCCATACCGAGATGAATAAAACGAGAGAGTGTATTTTGTGAGTATAGGGTAAATAATCCAAGCAAGCCCTTACAAAAAATACAGTGAACGGTAAGCATACCAAATAAATTATTGCTAATACAGTAGTCATTGTTCTTTGAGGTATTTGTTAATAATCTTGGTAAGCTTCTTATCGAAATCAATCATCATATCAAAAGCATCGGTATCTTTCATACTTTTCATTTCCTTGTCAAGGAACTCTATGTTTCTCTTAATCGAGAAATAAGCCTTATATGCAAGGTAGGCTTTCTCATGTTCTTCTGTGAGAGGAAGAACATCTCCTTTTTGCCCATCCAACCTTGGATATGTATTATCAGGACCGAGAGTTCTTGCAACTTTTACCCGGTTACTGAGCATTGCAAATCCACCTTTCTTATCGATGGATTCTACTGTTACTTTCTCTGTGATGGGTCTTCCTGATAATACGAAGATAACTTCATCACCTTCTTTGAGCTTTTTAGCTTCTTTCTTTTCTTTTTTCATATCTATTTTATTTAGAAATTTTTCTTTATGCAAATATACGAAATTATTCTTTATTTATTGCAATTATCTATTTTATTTTTTATAAATTCATAGGCATTGCCCCGGTAATCCTCTAGCATTTTGTATTCCTGTGGAGATAGAAATATTCCGTTTACTTTAAAAGCATCTCTTAGATGCTCCGGTATAGTGCCCTGGTGAGTGATGTTATTATAACGGATGATGAAAAGTTTCTCTTTATCTTCATCTATAACACCAAGAGTGTTGACTGGTTGGAGTTTAGTTTGGTAAATTCCCCCAAAAGCAGAAGGTACCATTAAAATACTTCCCGGTATTCTAGTTATCCAATGGGAATAATCGGGAGTAATTACGGCAATTTTCTTCTCTTTTTCAAGTTCTTTATCATAAGCTAATCGATTAAACCAAAAAGCACATTTAAAACAAACTTGTTTTCTTGCCATAAGTTGAGGGATTTCCCGAGTTTCATCAAATTCCTCTAAATTAATGGGCTTGCCACATATCTGGCACTCATTTTTCTTGTCCATATTGCATTATTTTATAAGTTATATATGATAATAGAACCTCGAAACATCCTAAAAATGGGTTATAAGCAATACTTTTGTTACTAAAATTGAACCCCATTAAAACACTGATAAGTTATGGATAAACTAACAAATGAAATGATTAAAGACCTTGCTATTCGCTTAGGTTTAGAACCTGCCCTATTGAAAGCTGTCCAATTGGTGGAAGCTGCCGGTAGAGACGGGTTTTTAGCTGACGGTAGGCCTCAAATTCTCTTTGAGGGTCACATTATGTACAAAGAAGTACATAAGAAATTCCCTGACAGAGATTTAGCTTACCTTTGTAAGAGATATTCTACGATTTTCTTCCCTAAATGGGATAAATCGAAGTACTTGGGAGGTGTACACGAGTACAAAAGACTCGAATTAGCCAAAGAAATTGACGAAGAATGTGCATTGAAGTCTGCAAGTTGGGGTATGTTCCAGATTTGTGGGTTCAATCACAACCTCTGTGAATGTAAAGATGTCTTCGAGTTCGTTCATAAGATGTCAGAATCTCATGCAAATCAACTAGAACTCATGTATTATTTCATGAAAAACTCTGGTTGTTTGAGTAATCTCAAAGAAAAGGACTGGGCTGGCTTTGCCAAGAAGTATAATGGTCCCGGGTATGCCCAGAATGCCTACGACCAAAAACTAAGAAATGCTTACGAAAACTTCAAAGATAAATTATGAAAAGATGTCATTTTAACAGCTGGGTAGCAAAGGTATTCCTTTTCCCCAGTTACAAAGCAATTACTCTGGTGTATAACTCATTCTTCAAACACAAAGTAGAAGAGTGTAAACCTGATGATATCAATCATGAGTGTATTCATCAGATACAGCAGATTGAGTGTAGTATAGTGGGTTTGGTACTTGGTATCATACTCTGGTTATCATTTGGTATGTCCTTTTGGTGGGTAGTGGCTCTGACTTTTGGATTCTTCTACCTTTGGTATGTTATCGAATATATAATCATCATGTGCTTTGCTCGGTGGAATAAACAGAATGAAAGATATCATGATGTAAGTTTCGAAGAGGAAGCTCACAACAATGATAAGAATCTGGAGTATTTGGAAAATCGTAAACCATTTGCTTGGATCAAGTATGTTAAATTGAGAAGCTACAAGAAATGAAGAAATTAAAAGTATTAGGGGTGTCTGCCGGTGCAGGCATCCTTTTGTTCCCTTTTAGAAAGAATTTGATAGCTAATATAGAAACTCGAGGAGTATTTTATACTAAAGGCTTAGAGCAGTGGAAATTGAACTTTGGTGGTATACCATATTATAAAGATGAAACCTTCCCAGATTGTAAGCCAGACATCATACTTTCAAGTCCAGACTGTGGAGCATCTTCTATTATGAGGCTTTCAAAAGTAAAAGAATTGGGCAATCCCCAAGAGAATAAATCCCTGAATCTAGTAATTCAATCAATCTTACATTATAAACCTAAGATATTTCTTATTGAAAACTTACCTCGTTTGCTATCTTTGCTCCCAAAAGAATATCTTCAAAAAACTCTTGAAGACTATAAACTTATTTTTCACGAAAGAAGCGTTTCTGACTACGGTAACTCACAGTTATCACGAAAGAGATTACTTATCATTGGAGTACATAGAAAAACGGGTAAGAAATATTTGAATGCTTTTGATGAAGTATTTCAAGTAAAAAACCCAACAATTACTAGAAATCTACTTAAACCACTCACATTCTCTCAGGAAAATAATACTAACCAGATTCCGTTTATGAGTAAAACTCTGGCAATGTATGACTATCGAAAGCTCCCTGAGAAGAAGAATCTTACAGTAGCAAAGATACATAGACTCTGGGTTAGAGATTTTAAAGATGAAAAGAAGTGGCCTATCAAAACTGCAAAGATGAGTACTCTCCCAGGAGTATATCGATTGGAGTATGATAAACCCCCTTTAACTCTAAGACCTGCAGATAGGCAATTCAGACCCGATGGTTATCCTTTGGGAATCGAAGACTTCAAGGCAATTATGGGATTCCCAGATAAATTCAAAGTTTACCTTCACAAGAATGGTGATACCTTCGAAGGTGATTTTAAGGATTACCATTACTGGCTTAACAAGGCAAGGTATACAATTGCCAAAGGGGCAGTAGGGGAAATAGGTATTTGGTTCAAAAAATGCCTCAAGAAAATTGACTCATCAAAACTGAGCTAAATTGAGCTGTTTGAAAACCCTTTTTTCTTTTTATTAAGTTTTTCTTTTTTAGGAAAGTGCTTTCTGGTAAAGAAAGCTATAATCCTATAAATCAACTCTGAAGGTAAGAAAGGGATTGTTAAGGGAAAACAAGGAAACGAGTGAGTACCAGAGTTTCACTAAAAGCGAAATTACCATGAAGAATTTAAAAAGGGCCTTGTTTATTGTACTTCTAGGATTTACTATTTACCTTTGCTTCAGGAATTACAAACTTTCTCGAGAGGTTGATTCCCTGGAACTAGCGGTCAATGAAATCCCAGATACAGTATACACAGAGAAACCCTTCAAACCAGAGAAGAAGTACTCAGAAAAAGTTGAACCAGGTAAAATCTTAGTTCATGATAATAAGCAGCCAACTCTCTTTCCTGATTCCATGCTAAGGCAGCCAGTTATCAGTAACCAAGATTCCCTGGTTCAAATTGTTTTGAAGAAAGATAAGTTGAACTTAAGTCTGTTTAATAAGGAGACTAACACTTATTCAACTAGACTATTCCCAATCGATTTAGATAAGTACAACTACAACTGGTATGAAGGTCAATTAACTCGAAAGAAAGTTGCAAGGTTATCACTTAGTCCATACGTTTATGGCAAATACAGACCTTTCAATAATCTCTTCGATATGGGAGCTGGTCTTTCAATCAAGACTAAGAGATTTAATTACAAATTCGGAGTCAATACCTTTTACTATCCGAAGATAAAATCTGGGATAGGTACTGACATCGAATTTCAAATAACGTATAACTTTTAAGTAATGGCAAAGACTATCTCAGAAACTAGAACTACATTAACTCGGGAGGAGCTATCAAATCTCTCAAGGGTTACAGTAGATGTTTTCTTTTTCAGTCTTTTCTGTTATGTGATACATCCAGTAAGAGGAAAGGTAAGATTTGATTTATACTCATTTCAGAAATCAGTTCTCTACAATTTCATTGCCCAACGATTCAATATCATTTTGAAATTTCGTCAGGCAGGTATTACAGAATTGATTTCTATGTACTGTCTTTGGTTGGCGATGTACCATCCCAACAAAAAGATAAACATTATTTCTATCAAGGATACCACTGCTAAAAAAGTACTTAAGAAGATTAAGTTCATGTACAAGAATCTTCCATGGTACCTTCAAACTCCCATAATCAATGGTAGAGCTGGAGAATACGGTTCTGCTTCCATGATAGAATTTGATAATGGGTCATTTATTGAATCAATTCCGACATCATCCGAAGCCGGTCGTTCGGAATCTCTTTCCCTTTTGGTAATTGACGAGGCAGCAGTAGTTAGATGGGCTGCTCAAATTTGGGCTGCTGCATTTCCTACTCTTTCCACTGGTGGAGCTGCCATCGTCAATTCCACTCCCTATGGAGTTGGTAATTTCTATCACTCAACTTGGGTAGATGCCATTGCAGGAGGTAATCCTTTTAACCCAATTCGATTATACTGGCAAATGCACCCAGAACGAGATATCAATTGGTATAACCAAATGTCTTCTGCTTTGGGAGCAAAACGAACTGCACAAGAAATTGATGGTGACTTCTTATCATCTGGTAATACAGTCTTCGACTTAGCCGATATTAAAGCTATCGAAGACTGCCTTAGTGATTACCCAGTTATTAAGAAGAGATTTAATGGTCAATACCGACAATTCTGTGAACCCGAATCAGATAAAGAATATTTCATTGGTGCAGACGTTTCAACTGGTAGAGCTTCTGACTACTCTTCATTTACTTGTATGGATAAGCTAGGAGAAGAACAAGTAGTATATAAGGGAAGAATGGCAGTGGGAGCTTATGCTAAGTTACTTGGTGATACTGGGAAGTTGTTTAACTGGGCAGTAATAGCTCCAGAATCCAATGACGTTGGTTTATCAGTAACTTCTAAGCTTCAAGACGAAGGCTACCCTAACCTTTACTACTACCAGAAGATGCTAAAGAAAAAAGGTAAAAGTAGACCTGAAATGGATAAATCCCCTGGTTGGTTAACCACCCAAAAGAATCGTTCAGTGATAATAGAGAACTTGGAAGAAGATATTCGATTAGATCATGTAATCATTAAGGATCCATTCTTTGTACAAGAAGCTTATACTTTCATCTATGATGGTTTAGGTAGACCTGTTGCAATGGGTAAACATAGGGCTAACAATTCAGCTGTAGATGTAGACCTTGAAGGAGACGTATATGCCGATGATGATATCTTTGGAAAAGCAATATGTAATCACATAAGGAAAGGAAAAACTAACGTAATCGTACAACCAAGATGAAAAAGTACTTCAATTTTAGTTGGGGTTGGGGACGTAAGAAGTACCCTCCCAAGAATGGTACATCCTCTAATAAAGAGGAGAAGCCTGCCACATCGATTTCGCCTGGTAGGGTTTCAGTTGACGATGATAGCGATAACTTAATTACATCATTACAAGGGTTGACTAAATTAGTTGAACCCTCTTTTCGTGTTGATGTGATACCTTTAATTCGGGATTTATATAAGGTAAATCCTGATATGGGCATTGCATTGCAAGATATGTTTAAGTTAGCTAACACCAGTCATACAGTAACTTTCCCTAATAATACCGATGAAGAGGCTTCAAAGATGAGAGAACATCTTAAGAAAGCCACCAAGGGATGGACCAGATATACTGCTGGTATAGATGGTTTAGTTAATAAAATGATTGTTCAACTTCTTGTAAGTGGGGCAATATCCGTAGAAGGAGTACCAAATGATAAGCTTGATGGTTTGGCTACTGTATTATTCCTTAAGCCAGAACACATCAAGTTTAAACGTGAATTAAATGGGGTGTATGCTCCTTACCAAAAGAATATAAATTTCTTTGTTAAGCAACAAGATTACATTAAGCTTAACCCAGAAACCTATTTTTATGTTGGTATGTTCAATGATACCGATGAACCTTATGGAGTTCCTCCATTTATGCCTGCATTGGATTCTCTCAAGGGTCAGAATGATATGAAGATTAACTTCAAACATATCATGGAGATTTGTGGTATGGTGGGTTTCTTAGAAGCTAAGATGCAGAAATCTCCACAAAGGCCAAATGAGAGTATCAAAGCTTATGAATCCAGATTATATCATGAACTCAATATCCTCAAACGTAATGTTAAAGAGGGTATGAAGGATGGGGTAGTTGCTGGTTACATAGATGACCATGAATTCAAACTCAACTCTACTACTAAGGAGCTCGGTAATATCGAGAAGCCTTGGAATATGAACCAACAATCTGTAGCAAATGGGTTGGGAGTTAATGGCTCTATCATTGGGGTATCATCTACTACTGGTGAAGGTGCAACTGGTATAATGCTGTCTAAGATGATTAGCCAGTTAAAAAATATCCAAATGCTTGTAGCTTATGTATTAGATCGACTTTATTCTCTAGAACTGCGTCTGGCAGGATTTAATAATAAGGGAATGAAGATTGATTGGGGAACTTCTACAGTTTCTGATGAAGTTAAAATCCAACAGGGTCTTCAGTATAAGATACAGAACCTTGACTTACTGTATAAGGCTGGTATTATTAGCCAAGAACAGTATGCTTGGGCAATGGGCTATGATTCCCCGGATGAGAAAGAACCAAGAGTTTCATTGGAAGATCAATTTGCTAAAGGTGGTAATTCAGATCCTCAAGAGGGAACTAAAAAGAAACAAAGGCAGGATGATAAAAACCAATCTGCTCGTAGGTCAAGAGATAAGAATAACCCGGCTCCTTCTCGAGGAGACCAAAATACTAAAGCAAGATGAGTAAATTTACAAAGAAAAACAAAGAGCATATTGATTCTATGGTGATAGGTCAAGGCCATACCATTATGGCTGGTTATATACCAGAAGCAGTGGGAGCCCAGACTTTCTCAGAGAATTACTATAAATGGAAGAATCCTACACCGGACTCCATTGCTCAATTTGGATTTTGGGGAGGGGATATAGATTATAATACCTATTATCCTAACCTGGATAAATCGGAATTAACTCCTAAAGATGAAGAGTTTATTGAACCTATGTTCAGATTACTTTCGGAAACGATTGTATCTAAGAATTGGAACCCTACAGACTTTGGTCAAAATGGAGTATTGAAAGCTTCTATGAAAATGTTACTTGGTCAAACAGTAAACTGTGACCATGAAACTAACATAGGTAATGCTATCGGTGCTGTATCTCAGGTAATGTGGCAGGAGTCTTACAAAGATGGAAGCTTCACTATACCTGCAGGTATCAACGGTATTCTGAAAATTGATGGTAAAGCCAATCCAAGGATTGCTAGAGGTATACTTATGGAACCACCCTCAATTCACAGTAACTCGGTCACAGTACAATTCAAGTGGGATAAATCACATCCTCAAATGGAGGATAACGAATTCTATCGGAAACTCGGTACCTATGATTCTAAGGGAGTGATGGTACGTAGAATAGTTACTGAGATAGTTCGTTACCTGGAGACTTCATTGGTATCTCATGGAGCTGATTCTTTTGCTCAAAAAATCGGTTCTGATGGTAAGATTATTAATCCTACCTTTGCTAAAAGAACTTGGGCATCTTATGAAGAATATAGAGACGATAAATCGAAGCAATACTTCTTTACCGATTATAAATCTGACCTAACTTCTTATCAAGAAAAGGACGATACTCAAGGTTCTTTTAATGATAATGATGCCAAGGATAATCAATCAAACGAAAAAAATAGTATGAACGAATTACAAAAATTTCTAGAGAGCCTCTTCGGGGATAATCTGCTTACCCTTGAGGAAGGTAAAGAAAGGAATCAGGAAACAGTAGTTGCCTGCATTCAAAGTTTGGTATCATCCAGAAATGAACTGCAAACTTCAGTAGATAACCTTACTACAGAGAAAAATTCTCTTACGGAACAGGTTACTAACTTGAATGCAGAAGTGGCTAATCTGAAAGAGATGGCAACTGTAGGAAAGAATCATATTGCTTCTCTTCGTGAAGATGCAGTAGCAACCTACAAAAAGTTGATGGGTGATAATGCTGATGAAACCATTGTTACAATGCTTAATGCAGAAACAACTGGTATTACTACTCTTGTTTCCTTGACTAAGGATTACCAAGCTCGCTTGGAAGAGAAGTTCCCTCTCACCTGCTCAAAATGTGGTTCTAAGGACGTCAACCGTGCTTCCTCAATTGCTGAGGATGATACCGAGGGTAAAACTGGAACCCAGGGTACTGATACCCAACGGAATTCAGAATCTCCGAGTACTAAGAATGTAATCGATAACTTGTATCGAAACAAAATCAAATAACTAATATAAATAATCCGCGTTATGGAAAAAACTAAAATCGTAAACGACCCTCAGCAACTTACTCTCTTTGGGGAAAGAACCCCGAGAGCGGTGATTTACAAAAGTGAGTCACACAAATTGCACCAGGCTTTCAATGTTAAAGCTGGAGAGAAAATCGTACAGGGTATGCCAGTGGCTTTGAATGAAGAAGGTTTGATTTACCCTTGCACTGATACAGCTACTCAAGTTTATTTGGGTGTAGCAGTAACGGATAACGTTAACCCTGCTTATCAACCTCAAAGAAACTTCCCAGTAGAAGTAACTGTGGCTGTAGAAGGTTATATGATTTGTAACTGGGTATCAAACGGAACTATCGAAGCTGGCTATGTAACTCCCGATGGAGCATTGCTTAACGACCGTTTCGTTAAGGCTAATCAAGGTATTTCAACTCCGTTCATTGCCCTCAATCCTGCAGAAGAGGCAAATGAGGTAATCCAAGTACTCATTAAATAAGAGAAAAGAAAGTTATGGAAAATAAGATTGATATTACAAAAATGAAGGCTCAGGACTTTATGAATGAGCTGCCGGAAATGGTAAGAAGCTTGGAAGCTGTTCGTTCCGGTTCACAGGATAAGAAGCCTGTAGAGGTAACTTTTGGAGAATTGGTTACAGGTAAATGGGGAATTTCACAGGATGAACTCTTCGAAAAGGTGGGCATCAATCCAAAGGTTGATACCATGCAGAACATCTTTACTATGCCTCAGCAGAATATCCGTTGGATTGTTCCGGAGATTATCCGTGCTGCTATCACTCTGGGCATGCGTCAAGCACCGTTCTATCCGAACATCATTGCATCTGACCAACCAATCAATGGTTTACAAGCAATCATGCCGATGGTTAACATGTCGGATGCTGCCCCTGCAAAGGTTAATGAGGCAGAAACTATCCCATTGGGTGATGTTAGCTTCGGACAGAAATCAGTTAGTCTCTTCAAAATCGGAAAAGGTTTCAAACTTACTGATGAAGTTCGTAACTATGTTTCTCTCGATGTCTTGGGAATCTACCTTCGTGATTTTGGTGTTCAGTTGGGTTATGCTCTGGATACTCTGGCTATGGACATTGCTATCAATGGTAACAACCCTGATGGCTCTGAGTCTGCCCCGGTAATCGGTGTATACGAAACAACTAACGGTATCACTTACAAAGACCTTCTGCATATTTGGGTACGTGCTGCTCGTATGGGACGTAACTTCCAAACTATGATTGGTGGTGAAGACCAGGCAATCGAAATGCTGAACTTGCCAGAATTCAAAGATCGTCATTCTGGTACAACTGAAGCTACACTGAATGTGAAGTCTCCGGTTCCCAAGAATGCTGACTTCTATATTCACCCGGGCACTCCAGATCAGCAATTATTGTTAATTGATACATCTGCTGCCTTGATTAAGCTTACCGCTCGTCAATTGATGTTGGAATCTGAAAGAATCGTTTCTAACCAAACTGAGGCTGTTTATGCAAGCTTAACTACTGGCTTCTCCAAGATGTACCAAGATGCTGTTCTGTTGCTGGCTGCAGATAAGAAGTTCTCTGAATTCGGATTCCCAGAATTCATGAACGTAGATCCTTACCTGATGGTTAATCTTGAATAAGAACGTCCGGTTTCATCTATATAAATTCCCTGAGAGGGTAGGTAACTAAAAAGACCTATCCTCTCTTTTAATCATTTTTAAATCTTAGGAAATATGGCTAAAGATAAATATACATTAACTGTGGGACCAAGAGCTTACAGTTTTCATGACCAATCAACTGGTATTACCGTTTGTAGAGGAGAAGAAAAAGAACTCACTCGTCGTCAATTCCGTGCACCAAAGATTCAGAAGGCAATTGCCTCTGGCCATCTGATTATCATTGCTGATAAATCAGAAATCGAAAAGTATTCAGAGGCCGACATAGAAAAGTTGGATAAGAGACTGAATGCTCAGTTCAAGAAAGGCATGACTCTTGAAAAACTTGCAAAGGGCTATTCCCTGGAAGAACTGAAACTGGTAGCAGGTCTTCATGAAATCGTTGCCGAGAAAGATGATACAGTAGAAACACTTATTCAGGCTTTGCTGGAAGAATTCGAATCCTCTTCTAAAGGGTAATATATGAAAATTACATAAGACAGACTAATATGAATAACAATCTGGACTTTTTGTACGTTACGTCAGGTCTGGAAGTTTCATTCAGAGTCATATCCAAAGTCCCGGCCAAATCTATTTTTGACTGGGACTTTGGCGATGATAAGGGAGAGGTTTTCAATGGTGGAAGACATGTTTCCTATTCTTATGAAACTCCCGGTTTCTATACAGTAACCCTACATGTAACCAACTCTAATGGTTTAGATATCACCGTAGATAAGACTCTGGTAGTTTGTGATTATGGTCATACGGCATTAGCCGATACAATATATAACTTAATCGACCACTATATTCCTTCAGAAATCTCCGATGGTATGACACGAGAGGATAAATCCATTTACATCACCAAGTGGCAATATTATATTGGACCTCTAGTAAATCACCAAATTCCTGCAGATAAGTATACTGATGAATTATGGTATGAAGCACTAGAAAACCAATTAATAATGGAATTGGCAGCATGGGACTTTCTCAATGTGAAGATACTTAATCTATTAACAAGTACTTCAGAATACCTAAGTCAATTAACTTCTACCAAAGAACAAACTGGTGATGGTACTTCTAAACCCGAACTTGCCCGAGGTGATAGGATTAAACAAATCACTACTGGGCCTACTGAAGTGCAATATTATGATACCTTGGCAGATGCTACAAGTTCCCTATGGAAAACACTTTCTCAAGCAATGCAACCAGGTGGATTAATAGATGAATTAAGGAAGAACCTTTGTATGTTAGCTTCACGATTGGAAATCTACTTACCGTTCTGTGATGAAGTATTTAGAACCGTAGTCCCAAAAGTAGTTAACAGAAGGCAACCTGGAGTATTAGATGGGCCAAATCCAAGTGCTCCAGTGAAAGGTGGTAAGAAATCAATTCTAACTAAGTTATGACAAAAGAACCCTGGAGAATGGTAAAGAACCGCTCTTGGGATAGATACAAGAAAATTATCACTGACTTCTTAGATTGGGATGCTGGTAGGCAATCCATAACCTGGGCCAAACATGTTAATCAGCTTCTCAGTCATGCCGAAGACAGTATACCTAAATATTATAACATCCAAATCGAGGCATTATGTTACTACAATGCTTTCAGAAACTGGCCTATCAATAAGGCAACTATTTCAGGAGAATTGGATGATGAAAACTTATCAATACTAATTTCTAAATCTTATATAGAACAAATCGGTTATCTTACACCGGAAGGTTATTGGGATTTTAATTGGGAACAAGATAGGTTTGTAATTAATGGTATAACGTATAAGCCTTCTGGAGATACTCAGACTGCTCAGGCAAAGGATGAGGCTTTAGTTTTCATGATTATCCTAAAGAGAGACCGAGATACCAAAGTTGAATTTGTAGAATAAAAATAAAGTATATGGCAAAGATGTTAGTACTGAGGTGGACACCAATTACTACAAACAGTGGAATTTGGTTTGATAGTAATCGGGTTATCCTCAATGGTACCTCTGGAGTTCATATTGAAATGAAAGGTAATGGCAATGATGTAACGGCATTTCAATCGATGACCGGAAACAAATTTGTCACCTGCTTTCAAGATTACTTCGGGGATATCTGGGATAAAATAATACCTTATCCTGGTATAGGCCAGGTAATAAAGTTCCGTGTAAATAGGCTTCCTGATTATGCTTGCATACGGGGAGATATTGAGGACGGTGGAGATGTAGACCCCGAAAATCCGGATGTACCAATGAATGCCTTCTGTGGTTCAGAGGGAGAACCATTCAGGGATATCGATTCTGAATTCTTACTGGGTCGTCAACGTGCAGTAATTAATCCTTAAATTTTATAAAATATGTATGTAAGTAAGTATTATACCTGCGAAGAAATAGACCAGCGGTTATTACAGGGTTACTATGATGACTTTGTTAAAGCTGGCTTTGGAGGAACTATAAATGAGTTCTGGGCCTTCGTACTTTCTATCAAGAATAAGGTAGATAAGAAAGAAGGATACGACTTATCGAAAAATGATTTTACCGATGAGTTGAAGGCTAAACTTGATGGCATCGAAGAACATGCAAATTATATCACTAAAGTTTCTCAGCTTGAGAATGATTTGAAATATCAAACCGAGGAAGAAGTTAAACAGATGATTAGTGATTTGGTTGATGGTGCTGATGATGCCCTTGATACTCTTAAAGAGTTGGCAGAAGCATTGGGCAATGACCCCAACTTTGCAACTACCATCACTAATAAATTAACCGACCTTCGTACTGCTTTAACCGAAGAGGTTAATCGTGCTAAGGAAGCCGAAGCTGCTCTGGGTGCTGCAGTAGCTGCAGTTCAGGATAACCTAGAATATGGGTTAGACCAAATCAATAAGAAGATTGATACCGTTAAGGCAGACTTAAAAGCTGAAATCGACCGAGTTGAGAAGAAGGTAGATAAGAATGCTGAAGACATCAAAGACCTTGAAGATAAGGTAAATCAAGATAATGATGAACTTGAGAAAGAACTCAAGGACCTTATTCAAAAGGAAAAAGATGAACGTATCGCTGCCGATAATGAGATTAAGGAAAGTGTAAATAACCTTAAGACTCTTCATATCAATGATAAGGCTGCACTCGAGGCAAAGATTGATGAAGAAACTGCAAATCGTACCAATGCAGATACCGTACTGGATTCTAAGATTAATGAAGAAATCACTAATCGTCAGGCTGATACTTTAGCTCTTCAGGGTAAGATTGACCAAGAGAAGGTAGACCGTCATTCTGAGGACCAAGTTCTTCACAACGAAATCTCTAAAGAGGTAACAGACCGTACTAATGCAGACAATGCTCTTCAAGGTAAAATTGACCAAGAAGCTCAAGCACGTACTGCTGCAGACCAGATATTACAGAACAATATAGATTCAGAGGCTACTGCTCGTGCTGCTCAGGATTTAGTTCTCGAACATAAAATTGAGGATATAAAAGAGCAGGGTGTAGAAGACAAAGAACAATTACTTAATGCCATTGCTGCCGAGGCTGCTGCTAGAGAAAAAGGGGATAAAGACCTTGATACTAAGAAGGTAGATAAACGTGAAGGTTATTCTTTGACTAAGAATGACTTTACTGATATCCTCAAAGCTAAACTTGATGGCATCGAAGAAAAGGCAAACTATATTACCCATCTCTCTCAGCTTATCAATGATGCCGGTTTCCAAACTGAAGAGGAAGTAAATGCGGCTATCCAAAAGATTATTGGTTCAGCACCTGAAGTACTTGATACCCTTAAGGAAATTGCTGATGCCCTTGGAAATGACCCCAACTTTGCAGCAACTATCACTAGGAAGTTGGCTGCAATCACAGAACAGGTTAACCAAGAAATCGAAGACCGTATTGCAGGAGACGAGGCAAACAGTGCTGAAGTAGCTGCTGAAGTTCAAGCTCGTAAGGATGCAGATACTGCCCTTGAAACTAAACTGAAAGAATACGTAGACAATAAGTCTGCTACTGGAGATGTTGCACTCGGGGTTGTAAGGGATAACCTTAATAAGGAAATCCAAGACCGTAAAGATGCCGATGCAGTAATTCAGGCTAACTTGGATAAGGAGATTGCCGAAAGAAAGACTGCTGATGAAGCATATACTCAAAGTCTGGCTAACGTTAACCAGCGTATCTCAGACTTGGCTTTGAGTATGCAAGAGTCTATCAATACTTTGCGTAATGAGCTTACTGAGCAGGTAAATGCCAATACTACGGCAATCGCTACTAATCAACATAATATAGAAAGAAATTCAGAGGCAATCACAAACTTAACTAAGACTGTAGGTGATAACTACAAGGAAGTTAAGGATATGATTAACGAAGAAATCGTTGACCGTACGAATGCCGACAGTGCTTTGAGTTCTCGTATCGATACTCTCAATATTGACCTTAATACTGAGAGTGTAGAAAGAAAAGCTGCAGACCAAGTTCTTCAGGTAAATTTGGATAAAGAAGTAGCAGACCGTACTGCAGCCGATAAATCTCTGAGTACTGAGTTCACAGCTAAATTAGATAATGCTAAGCAGGCTTTGGAATCCGAGGTGGCTAATCTTAACACTAAGCTTGAACAAGAAAAGGAAAATCGTATTGCCGGTGATAATGCTTTGGGAGTTCGTATTGATTCTCTAGAGGCAGGTAATACCGATGCTATGAATGAATTAAAAGCAAAGGTAAATGCTAATACTACTGCTATTAATGCAGAGAAAGATCGAGCAATTGCCAAAGAGACTTCACTTGAGGCAAAGATTGATACCAACCTTCAGAACCATAAAGATGATATGGCGGGTATCAACAAAGATATACTTACCGAAAAGAATGACCGCTTAGCTGGTGATACCGAGTTGCAGAATAATATCGATAAGGAAGCTACAGAACGTGCTAACCAAGATACCCTTATCAATAATGCTTTGGCTCAAGAGAAGGCAGATAGAATTGCTGCTGACCAGGCAATGGATGGAAAGAAGGTAGATAAGGTAGACGGTAAGGTACTTTCTTCAAATGACTTTACTGATTTACTCTTTGCTAAGTTGGATGGCATTGAGGAACATGCTAACTATATCACAAAGGTATCTGAATTGTTGAATGATTCGGATTTCCAAAATTCTGAACAAGTAGAGGCAGCTATCCAAAAGATTATTGGCTCTGCTCCAGAGGTACTTGATACTTTGGCCGAGATTGCTAAGGCTCTCGGTGATGATCCCAACTTTGCAGCAACTATGACTGCTAAGCTTACTGAGTTGGAGAATAAGCTTGAAGCTGAAAAGAATCTGCGTGAACAAGGAGATAATACTCTGCAACAGACTTTCACTAACTTAAGTAATACTCTTACTACTACGGTAAATGAGTTGAGAACTTTCGTAACTGAAACTCGTACGGAGCTGTTAACTTCCTTGAATGCTACCAATGCTCTGGTAACTCAGAATGCTGCTAATATTCAACGTAATCTGGAATTGATTCAGGGTATTCAGGATAACACTAATGGTAACTATACTGCCATTACCGATTTGCTGAATAATGAAATCGCTGCTCGTAAGGCTGAGGATATTCGATTAGAAGCAAAGATTGACCAGAATACTTCTGACTTAAATACAGAGAGAGAGGAAAGAAAGGCCGCAGATAAAGTTCTCCAGGATAACATCGATGCAGAAGAAGCTGCCCGTATTGCTGCCGATACAGCTTTGGGTAAACGTATTGATAAAGAAATTCAGGACAGAACCGATGCTGATACTGCCTTAGATAATAAGTTCACTAACATTACCGATGACCATGAAGAAAGACTGGTAGCTGAAGAAGGTACTTCTGATGCTTTGCCTGATACCATGGTTACCGATGTTAGTGCTGTAACAAGAACCGGTACCCAACTTTCTTTCAAGGTAAAGACTTCAACCAAGGATAAGGCAAATAACCAATATGGTGAAGAAGTAGAAGCTACCAAGAATTTACTCCCGGTAACTCAAACTCTTGCTGGAGTTATGTCTGCTGCAGACAAGGTTAAGTTAGATGGGTTAGACCCAAATTCTTTAACTGATCTCTCTGCAGCTTCTGATGCTAATAAGGTAACAGTAACCGTAACTAAGGATAACGGTTTGAATGCTGATACTACCGAAACTTTCGATTTGCCTCAGGTATCGGCTACTAAGGCTGGTACGATGACTGCTAAGGATAAGGTTGAGTTAGATAGAATCTCTACTGCTAACTTTGCTCTTGGTGCAGTAACTCCCAATGAAACTACTGTTGGCATAGCTGCAACTAAGACCGTAGTTGAAGATGGTACAGTAGAACAGAATCCTATTACATTGCCTGCCTCTACTGCAGAAAAGGCCGGTGTACAAACTGCAGCAGATAAGAAGCTGTTTGATTCTATACCAGATAATATTATTATCTTATCTGGTGATAAACCAGTTGAGGTAGGTCAACAAAGTAGTCATGTTACTTTAACTCATAATTTCTCTTCTAAAAAAGAAGAGGGTATTTATACTCATGAGCCTGAAGATTATAAGACTACTTATATCCCAGCAGCTACTACCGAGAAAGCCGGTGTAATGACCGCTCAAGATAAGGTTAATCTGGATGAGACATTACCCAATGCTATTGCTCAAGAGGTTCAGGACCGTAAAGATGCTATCGAAGCTTTGGACGGTAAATCAGAAGCCGCTCTTGCTCAAGAAGTAGCTGATAGAAAAGCTGCAGATACTGCTTTAGATACCAAGTTTACTAAAGCTGTAAACGATGAAGCAACTGCTCGTACTTCTGCTGATACTGCATTGGGTGCAAGGATTGATAAAGAGATTGCTGATAGAACTGCGGCAGATACTGCCCTTGAAACTAAGTTACAGGATAATATTAATACTCTAGAAGCTAAACATGATGCTTTCGTAGCAACTAAAGGTCAAGCTGGTGGATTTGCTCCTTTGGATGAAAGTGGCTTAGTACCTGCTAACCATTTGCCTTCATATGTAGACGATGTAATCGAGGTATATGCTACCTATGATGTAAGCCCCACTGGAGGTCTTACTAATGTTCAATTGTATACGGATGCAGGTCACCAAACTCCCGTAGTTGGAGAATCTGGTAAGATTTATATAAATGTTGCCGATGGTGAACCTCCATACCAATTCCGTTGGTCAGGTACTAAATTCGTAGACAGTAATACTTCGTCTCTTATCATTGGGGAAATCGCAGGTACTGCTTTCGAAGGTAGTAGAGGTAAGCATCTTGAGGATGTGGTATCTAGCATGCCTAAAAATTTAATTAGTAAGGTTTCAATAGCTAACAAAAATAAGCGTAATGTTATTATCTTATGTAACTATTCTGCTACGGATGGTCAAGGGCATTACATTGATAAACCCGATGGGATGGTAATCCCTCTAACTCCAGCCACTACTCAAGAAGCTGGTCTGATGGATGCCGATAGTGTAATAAAGCTTAATCAAACCTTACCAGATGCTATTGAAGCTGAACAAGAGGCCCGTATTGCAAAAGATAATGCTCATGATAAACTGATTAATAGTTTACCGAATGAAATAATGACGGTAATTAACTCTATTAATCCAGCTGCGGGTTATCTCATTCTAAAATATTTTAGATGGGTAAAGAATACTGAAGAAGGTTCATATGCTAAAGGTACTGATGTAGATGTTAATATCCCTGCAGCAACCAAAACTGCTGCTGGTGTAATGACTGCATCCGATAAGACTAACCTTGATAATACAGTACAAGGCCTGGCAAATGAGATTACCGATAGAACTAATGCTATCAATGCTCTTCGTACAGAATTAAAAACCTATATTGATAATCAAATCTCCGATACAGGTTCAGATGTAACTGCATTGGAAACTAAGGTAAATAATCACATTGCCAATAAATCTAATCCTCATGCAGTTACTAAAACTCAGGTTGGATTGGGTAATGTTAATAATACTTCCGATGCTAATAAGCCCGTATCTACTGCTCAGGCTGCTGCTATTGCCGATGCTAAGGCTGCAGGTACTGCTGCTCAAACTTCTATCAATAGCCATGCAGGTAGAAAGGATAATCCTCATACAGTAACTAGAGCTCAATTGGGATTGGCAACTACCGACCGGGTAGTATTTGCTAAGACTACTGCTCCTTCTGGTTTCTTCAAAGAATCTTCAGATGTTCGACTCAAATCTAACATTAAGGATTTGAATCATACTCTGGAACAGATTTGCCAGATACCAACCAAGTCATTCGAAATGCTTGGTAAAGAGGACGAGGGAACTATTGCTCAGAATCTTGAGGGATTGGGATTTGGTAAATATGTAGAGGAAGTTCCAGTAGAGAAATCTACAGTACCTAATCCAGAGGAATTCGAAACTTTGGAAATCAATGGGGAAGAATATGTACTCGTAAAACAAGTTAAATATCACAAGATGTCAACTTTGGCAATCGAGGGTGTTAAACTTCTCTACGATGAGATTAAGGCTTTGAAGGCTGAGATTCAAGAACTTAAAAATAAATAATCATGGGAGAGATAGCAACCTGGAGTGCTGTCAAAACTAAAGTAGGCCTTGGTAAGACAGGAAATGACTGCCCTACCAAGGCTGAATTGTTAGCACTCTCCTCGACAGGAACAGGGGAGAATTATGTGGGGTTGGAACTATCCAATGCCAGTTCCTATGGAAACAATGAATGTGTAAAGCTGGAAGATATACACAAGGTAACCTATAAGTATACATTTACTTCTAGATACAGTAGTATAAGCTTTGATGCTTTGGGTAACCCCAGCTCTTCTAATCAGGGTTTTGGTTTTATTTCTACGAAACAGAAATATTGGGATGGAGTAGCTAATGGAGCTGAAGTTACTGTAAATTATATTATTAGTAATACACCTACATGGGTAACTAATCGCGGTAATCAAGTACCTCCTTGGACTGCTTCAGAGAATCTGGGATTTACCTCTCGGTCAGATCCCAATACTCTTGTTACACAGAACGAATCTGGTAAAACTTTTAAAGTAACCTTTACTCAAGCTGCTGCATCTCAATCTTGGAGTTATGGGTTTAGTGTAAACCCCACTTCTATGTCTTTTGGGGCAACTGGAGGTACTAAAACTTTCACGGTAACTTCATACAAGCAAGAATTAAGAAATGGCCATAATTATGGTAACCAAATTTCTTTAACTTATACTAGAGCTAATGGAGGAAGTATATCCGGTACCGGTACTTCAGTAACTATGGGTAATAATACTTCTACCAGTACTCGTAGTGGTACCGTAACTTTAACCCAAGCAGAAACCAATAAGAAAGTAACCATATCTTGTTCTCAATCTGCAGGTTATAAGACTTATAGTGAAATTACTGCAAGTGGTGGAGCTGTAACAGATATACCTGCAAGTGGAGGTACAAGAAGTTCATTTACTACTTTGCCAACTTATTCCCAGACCTGGGGATGGAATGGTTCTACAACGGGAGGAGGTACGATTACAAGTGGTGCTAGTATTAGTTATGGTACTGCAGTTAGTGCAAGTAATCTGGAAGATACCGTAAAATCTAGAACCCAAGTAGGTACACTTACTGGTACTTTATCACTCAATGGTAAAACTAAATCTGTAAGTATACCTGTATATCAAGAGGCAAATGAATGGTTGAGCTATTCTTATGGTTCATGGTCTGTAACTCTAACTGCTAGTTCATACACTATCCCTAATACTGGGGGGAGTGTAACTTTATACCCAAGTGCAAGTAGAAATCGATATTCAAATTATACTTCTGGTTACACAGTAAGGGATGGCTATGATACTGCTGACCCATCCTTAAGTACCAATGGTATTTCGGGTTTTACATTATCTGGGACTACCCTTACTGCTTCTTCAAACAGTAGTACCAGTTCTAGAACTGTTAGAGTCTTTGCTAACTATGGGGGGGCTTCTGATTATGTAGATATCACTCAGGGTGCTGCTAGTGTAAGTTATAATTACTACTTTTATTGGAATAATGGTGCTGGTGCAAGCGAATCCATTCATCATGCTGCTTCAGGGGATACTTTATCTAAGATTTTTATATCCTATAAGAAAAAAGTAATTAATGGTTCCGAAACTTCAGATACTTATGATGTAGGTGTAAGTTTGTATGGTACTCCCTCTTGGTCTTCTGTTACAGTTAGTGGTAAGACTGTATCAAGTAGAGCTTCAGAGAATATCAAAGAATCACCAAGATCTGCTACGGTTACAGTTACTCAATCTGAATCAGGTAAAAAACTTACACTTGATATCACTCAGAATGCTGCAACAATTACTTATGAATACGTATTTAAAACAATTACTTATGAATACGTATTTAATTTGGGGCGTATTTAATTTGGGGTAATTGTTTCTGAATGTGATAACATTCTCAATTCAATTAACCAATCCCAATCTGCTCAAAGTAGACCTGCTCCGGAGTTTGAGGAGTTCCGTCAATACATGGACCAACGAATCTCCACTCAAGAGATTCTGTTACAGAGAATTGCTCAGGAGCTGGGATTGGATAAATCTAAACAACAGTAAGAATTATGCCAAGTAAGTCGGTTAATATTACACTATCGACTCCAGTTGGCCCTCTAGAAATATACGTAGATAAACGAGAACAAGCTCGTGCAGAAAGGTTGATTGCCAAAACTCCAAGTATCTTAACCGAAGGCTATGAGAAAGGTACAGAAAAGTTTGGTAATCAACTTCTTCGTATAGTAAGACGAAGTTTGAATACGGGTGTTCCACCACCCGGTACCCATACTTCTTGGCCAAAACATGCTCCAGGTACTGTAAAGAAATATGGGGAGCATACTCTATTACGACTCACGGGTCAATATGCTAAATCCGTTACTGTAGTAAAGACCAAGAATAGAACTTTCGTTGGTTTACCAATTGGAATCAAGAAGATTACCTATACTGGTAAGACTTCAAGAAAGACTTTGAATCAGATAGCTATCATGTTAGAGTATGGTAGCAGAGATGGTAATTTACCACCTCGTCCTCTTTGGAATCCTGCATTTAAGGCTGCTGGTGGAAAAGCTGCCTTACAAAAGGAAATACGAAATGAAGTTAGAAAAGAAATAAGGAAAGTTAAAAATGGCAGCAGACTTTGAAATATCTTCATTATCCGGAACTGGTACTGCAACTATTAGGGTAAAGCCTAAGGCAGTAAACGAAGACATGAATAATATAAAAGAGCAGGTTCTCAAGGTAGTAGTTCAGGGTGTAGAAAGGGAAGTAACTCTGGTACAAAAGGCCGCTCCTAAAATAGTAGAGACCTGGGGAACTTATTTTAGTATCACTCCAGAAACTACTTCCCATACTTTCGATGGTACTAAAAGGGGTGAGACCCTAGAAATAGGTGTATACAGTTACCAACAGAAGTTTATCGATAATAAGCCTCAAGATGAATATCGTGCTGTAGATTGGAAAGTTGAAAGCTCCTCGGATTGGTTAGAGGTAACCCAAGAAATTGGAGAAGCTAATGCCGCAGGTAAGCTTACTATCAAAACTAAATCTACTAATCAAGAACATAACCCCAGTAACTATGACCCCTTGGAAAGAACTGCTATAGTTAAGATTATCTCACAGCAAGAACCTAACACTGAGATAGTTTTAAATATAACTCAATCTCCAGGTACTAGAACTACTAAGTATGGCTTTGAACCAACCCCGAATATACCATTCCCAAATCCTGGTCAAAATACTAGTACTGCTCAGATTAGTAAGGTAAAGGGTTATCAGTACTACCTTATCAACGGTATTCAAGTTGCTAAATTTATAAAACAATTTAAGATAACCGATATAAGTAAGACAATAGAGAGTCAATTCCCTGGAGGTATTGGTTTTGAACCAATACCCTTTAAAGTATGGCTTACCGATTATCCTTCAAATATTGCTACTCAATGGGTTAGTGAATTAAATTGTGTTGGTCATTTACAAACCATAATGAGTGGTTTTGGAGGTATTCAGGTAACTTATAATGGGTATATTAATGACGATGGCAATCAAAGTGTTCAATTAAATATTAGATTAGGACTTTAATGGTAAACTCAGAAGAAATAGTAGAAAGAACTTTTTATATCTCTCTACTTAGTACAATGTTGGAAATGGGTCTTACCTTAAATCCAGAAGACTTCTTACCTTTGTCTCAAGAAAACGAAAAAAGATTTCAAGAGGCAATCAAAGGTATGAAGAAGTTTATACCACTTTTTGGTATAGGGAATAATCAAGTAAAAGGCCCAAAGACTCTCCCAAGAATAACCATAGAACTACAGGGTTATTATGCTGGAGATATTGGTGTGAATAAATACATCATTGGTGATAAACTTGAGGATGGTAATTACCAAGCTTCAGAGTTTCCTTATGAAACTAAGGATATTACCATAGATGTACATCTGGTTTCTCAAACACAAGCAGATATGAGATTGCTACATACAATCTTATATACCGGCTTACCTGCTAGAGGATACGTGAGACCATACTTCAATGACTTAGAGGAATGGGAAAAGGGCAGGCTTGCTCCTACCGGAAACCTATTCATTGAGATTGGTAATTATTATGACCATCCAGATGTAGAGCATGGTATACTTGAGAAGGTATACACCTATGTATGTAAGGACGGTATTCTTCCAGAAAAAGCTTTGGGAGAAGGTACTCTTACACCTATCAAGGATATATCGGTTCTTATTGGATTGTTAGAACAAAACGAAAATGAGATGCTAGAGTTAAAAGTACCTAAGGTATAGGTACAATACTCTAGGGTATAAATTAAACGAGTAATTAACTTTAATCACAATAGAATTATGCCAACTTCACCTCATGTTGATTTTAAGTTTAAGAACAACAATGTTCTTCAAACTACTCCCATGTTAGGAGTTTCTTGTGTATTGGCTAGAACTACTAAAGGTCCATACGATGATCCTTCAGAAATCATCTCTACATTCTCTCAGTTCCAAAGAATCTATGGTTCTGAAATTGTACCCGATGGTTCTGTATCAAATATCGAAAAGGCTTTGCAAGGTGGTTCTAAGCTTCGTGTTATTCGAGTACTTGGCAAAGGAGCTACTCAAGGTACAGTAGCTGCAACTGCGGGTAAAGCTAAAACAGTTGCTAAATCCGAAGAGGAAGGTATAGCACCTGCTTCTGCTACTCCAGACCCTGCTACTCCTGCAGCATTGATAACCATTGCTTCTGGGGGAACTACTTATAGTTTGGGATTGGTAACCAAAGGTTATGGAGACCCAATCGGTAGTACTGATACCTTCCAGGTAGGTTTCTATAAACAATTCAATACCTTGTATTATAGAATCTATTCAGGCAATGGCCAGGTACTTGAACAAGGTCCGGTAGTAACTTATAAAACTGCCGATGATAACAATAATACTTCGGTAGATTACCTTGCTCTTAGTGCCTTTGCTAAGAACTCAGAGTATATCAAACCGGTAGTAGTTGCTGGTTCATCTTTTGAGAACTTAATAAAATGGCTTACCGATAGTGTAGAGGGTACAAAAAATGCCGTTACTGTAACAGTTGGGGGAGCAGCTCCTTCAGATACCGAAAAACTATTTACCGGTACCATAGGTAGTGCTGGTTCTAACCCTACTGCTGATGAATGGGTCGCTTCATTGGATTTAGTAAGGGACTACACTGACTTTTACCAATTATTCATTTCCCATATCTCTCAACACCTTACTACTGATAATGACGTACTCAAGGTATATAAGGCTGCTGCAGATATGGCAAAAGAATTGATGGAATGGGTACTGTACATAGAAGTCCCAAAACACTTAACCCATTACACCCAGGGTACTCAACCAAGAGACTATAAAGCTCAGGTTACTTGGGTACAGGCTTGTCTGGGTACCGTGGGTAATTCTAAGTACATTGCTTACTTTGGAGGTGGCCTTAAGTACTACAATGAGAACGGCAATCTTCAAGATTCTGATGTAGTAGGTACCATTGCAGGTTTGGGGGATGCTTCTGCTACTCAATATGGTCCTTGGAAATCCTTTGCTGGTATGAACCGAGGAGTTATTGGAGATGCAGTTGGACCTGTATGCCCAAATTATGGTTCTCCTTCTCGATATAATGAACTGAACACACTTGCTCAGAATTATATCAATGAGATGGTAATCAAAGATACTCCAGATGCCGGTAAACAAACCATGCTATGGCATTGCTTCTCTTCTCAGGTAAAACAGGATTCAGAAAGATTCCTTTCAATCGTAAGATTGAATTTGTATTTGAAGAAGTTCCTTCGTCCAGTATTTAACAAGTATTTGGAAGAACCAAACGTTTGGGGAACTTGGAAAAGAATTTGGTTGGAAGTTAAACCTACATTAGATTCTTTGGTAGACGAAGATGCTATGACCGAGTATACCTGGATGGGTGACCAAGATGCAACTTCTTGGGATGACCTTTCGGTTAATAACGAAGCAGATGCTCGTCAGGGTAAGTACCGTGCTATCCTTAAGTATAAGGATGTAGTTCCTATGCAAGAGGTAACTATGGAGATTGTAATCGATGCAGCTTCTAAGGCAGTATCAATCGTAGAAACAAGTAATAACTTATAAACTCATAACACAATGGGAGCAAAAGTAAAAAACCCACGGAAGAAATTCCTGTGGAGTATCATGTTCCCCAAACACCCTATCAATACTTATCTATTCCAAAGTTGTACTTTGCCTGATATTGAGATTGACCAGGTGGCTCATGGGGATGTCAATAGAGATGTTAAAACTGCTGGTAGGGTTACTATAGGTAACCTTATCGTAGAGAAACTTATGACTACTGCAGGTTCAGATACCTGGCTTCATGACTGGCTCTATTCTTGCCAAGACCATATAGTTGGTGGTGGCTTAGTACCAAGCCAATATTGGGAAACGGCTATTGTAAACGAACTTGCCGAAGATGGAGTTTCGGTTCTTAATACCCACGTCTTCGAAGAGGTATGGCCATGTAAGATTACCGGCTTAGACTTGGACAGAATGGCTTCAGAGAATACCATAGAGTCCATAGAGTTCTCGGTGGGTACTGCAGACAAATACTAATTCCTTAGTCTATTTTCACTAAGATTCGGTGGAGGGGTGGGATTCCTGTGATAGGAGCTCACCCCTTTCTTGTTGTTATACGGAGTACTATGAACATTTGTAAACATTAAATATATCAAAGTTATGGAATTTAGAACATTTAGATTTACCGGACCCTCTGGTTTCGAATATGAAATTAGAGAACAGAATGGAGCTGATGAAGACATTCTCAGTAACCTTTCAGACATGAAAACTTTAATGAATCTTACCAAGTTCATTGCAGCAATCGTAATTAGAACTAATGCCACTCCTAACGGTAAGCTAACCGTTGATGATGCTCTCAATCTACCAGTCAATGACCGCTATGCAATCATCTTCAATTCTCGTATATTCTCCCTGGGAGAGGAAGTAGAATTTGAATATGACTGGGGTAAAGAGAACGGTGGTAAAGTTACTTATGGCCAAGACCTTCATGAGTTCCTTTTCGATTATTCAGAAGTACCCACTGATAATAGGGTATTTGATGAAAAACCAGATGCCATCCCTTATTATCCAAAGGGTATTCAATTAACCGATCATGAATATCTTCTTTCATCGGGCAAGAAAATCAAATTTGATTGTATGACTGGTAAGGGAGAACAAGAGTTCATGAAGTTACCCTTGGATAAACAAACTAAGAATGCCCCCTTACTTTGTCGGAATCTTTACTTAGAAGTAGACGGTAATTGGGAGAAGGTAGAAAACTTTACTCCATTTACAGCAAAAGATATGGCTGAGATGAGAAAGTATATAATCTCTATTGACCCTATCTTTAAGGGAGAGTCCCATATTACTAATCCCTTAACTGGAGAAGAAAGAACTTATCCTATAGTTTGGGCACCCAATTTTTTCTACCTGACGGAAGAGTAATGTTAGAGAGTGATTTTGTTTATATCACCAGAGCCGAGATAGCCTTAGACTATTTCGGCTTTTTACGTCTTCCGTATCGAATAAGGAAAATATTCAAGGAAATGGCCGAGCAATATTATAAACAACTAAAGAAAAAAAGAAAATAAATTATGAATACCAGTAGGAGTATAGTAGAGGTCGGTGTTGCCATGGTATTAAAAGACCGATTCTCTCAGGAGGCTGGCAAGATATCTGGGTCATTCAGAACTATGATGAATGATATGAATACCTGGAATAGAGGTATACAGATGTCAGCTTCCAATACAATGGACTTCGGAATGCAGCTCGTAGGGGGAATGGCAAGGGCCTATAAATACTCTGCGGGTGTTCAGAATGAAGTTTGGACTGCTTCGAAAATTGCCGGTGCTACCATTGCAGAACAAAGAGAAATGTTACAATTGGCAAAAGACGTCAATGAGATAACTCCCCTTACTGCTTCGGATGTTGCATCAGGACAAAGATACCTGGCTATGGCAGGTAATAAATTCGATGCTATTAAAGGAATGATTGGGCCAGCATCTAAGCTGGCTTCAATCTTTACTATGCCAGTGGGACAGAAAGGTGGTGTAGCTGACTTGATGACTAATATCATGTCAATGTACCAAATCCCAATGGGAGAAGCCGCTAGAGTAACCGATGACTTATATACTGCAGTTACTAATGCAAATATATCTTTGACAGACTTAGCCCAGTCCATATCTTATGCAGGAGCAGATATGGCAACTGCTGGAGTAGACCTTCGGCAAACGGCTGCTGCCATCGGTGTATTGGGGGATATGGGTATACAAGGTTCTATGGCAGGTACCTCTCTGGCTAATATGATTCGTTACTTACAACTCTCCCTTGTTAATCAAAAAAAGAAAGGCTATAACGCTTTAGCAGACTTGGGCTTAAGTCCCGATGAATTCTTCGATGCTCAGGGTAACCTTATAGACCTTTACACTATCTATCAGAAGTTTGCTAAGGCGGCAGTGGATTTACCTTCACGGATAGAAACACCAACTTTCTTCAATATCTTTGGAGTTCGTGGTAATCGTGGTATGCTCCCCGTACTTAGGGATATTGCTTCTGGTAGAGATAAGATGGGTAAGATACTTGCTACTTATGACCAAAACATTGGGGCAGTAAATCGACTCAATGAAGAACGTCTTAAAACTGATGCAGGTGTAATTGACCAATTCGAATCAAGTATAGAGAACTTAACAGTTACCGCAGGTGCAGCTTTGGGTAGAATCTTTACCCCAGTACTAAATGTGGGTAATTCTATAATCAAAGTAATTAATTCTATCTCAGAAACTTGGGTTGGAGGTTTTGGTCTTAGAGTAGGAGCTACTGCAGTAGTAGTAGGTACTATTGTTGCAGGATTTAATACTGTAAGAGGTATTATTAGGTCTGTTGGGTATTTACAGACTATTGCTACTGCTTCTACTGAAGGTATGTCTGCTGCAGCAATAAAAACTAATACTCAGTTTGCCATTATGGAAGCACACATGGTAAGGATGGTTAACCTTATGAGAACCATGGTTCAACTCCAAATGATGTCAAGCGGTATCGGTATGAATTCTGCTGGTAGATTTTATAACACTAAAACCGGAAGATATGTTAAGACACCAAATCCTGGAGTACCATTAGCAACTTCCATGGCCGGTAATTTAGCTGGAGGGGCTTTAGCTGGAGCAGGTGCCCAAGTTGGTAGTCAAGTGGCTAGGCAAAAAGGTTTAACATCTATAGGTGGTAGACTTATGGGATTACTCGGTGGACCCTGGGGATTAGCAATTACTGTAGGTCTTCCTTTATTAATTGAGGGTATTAGTTACCTTAGTAATTCAGTAGATAGGAATACTGAAGCTCAGAATAAAGAGAAAGAAGACCCAACTACCATTAGAGCTCAGAATGAAGAGAGATTTATTAATGCCGTAAGATTAGCTATCAAGGAGGGTATGAGAGATTCTCGGATTAATATTTCTGTAGATGGCCAAGCAGTTGGGGATTATGCCCCAGGTTCTCAACAAGATTTTACTGGGGCCGCATTTGTAATGGGATTATAAACTAAAACATTATGGCTAGAGTATTAAATAAGGCAGCAGGTAAGGTTGTTGAAAAATACAATGACCTTACAAGGGATACCGCAGGAGTTCTTACGGGTCCCTTAAATAAACTATGGAGAGCCAGGATATTACTCAATAGGAATACATCTACACTTCCAAAAGATGATGCTCTAAAAGGTAAGCTCTATAACCCTAATGGGGTTATAGGAGAGGCTCAGATATCTTCCAAGAATCCCACATTGAATAAACAACTCCAGAAAAAATGGAGAATGGAATTGCAATTCCCTAGAATTAAAGAAGGGGAAGGAGTGGATCCCGCAAAGGGTAACAAGAATACTACCAATCATCGAAACTTTGAAGTAAAAGCCAATATTATGTATCAGAATGAGGTAAGGATATATAATATGACCGTTAACCCAACTCAATACATTGTTTTACAGAATAGACCTCCAGAATTGGATTTTCGAGGTGAAACAACATGGGCAACCATTAAGTCTATGGGACGTAATGTACCAATGTATCACTATACTGGGGCTGAAGACATTATCCAATTTAATGTATCCTGGTACTGTAATGACCCAGAGAATCCCGAAGAGGTAGTAAATAAATGTAGGCTATTAGAAGCATGGTCTAAATCAAATGGTTACCAAGCTGCTCCTCCAATTGTTAAAATAGGATGGGGTGATTCTGGTATATTTGATAATCACAATTACATACTTACTTCAGCAACCTATACCTTGAAGAATTTTCAGAATGGTTATAGGATAAGGGTACCGGGAAAGCCGGCTACTTTTGGAAATGGTAGATTATTACCTGCAACAGCAACCCAAGAATTGATTTTCAAGAGAGTAAGTGCATATAACTTATCCTATGGAGATTTCATAAATTCTGATTCACTTAAAAAGACGGGAGGTATTAAATATGATTGATGTTAACCAATATATAAAGGGAGCTAGCCCATATAATGATGCCTATGCTTTGAAATACGAAGATGGGGATTATTCTTTAGAGGCCAACCCCCCAGTAATACCCTCATCTGCAAACGATATTCAGCATACCGTTAAAGATGGGGAAACTTTACAGAATATCGCTTTTAGATATTATGGGGATTCTGGGAAATGGTATATTATAGCAGAAGCTAATAAGATACTAAACCCCTTTAGAGAATTAGAAATGGGAACTTTAATAAGGATACCGATATATGGCAGCTAAACAGAAACCAATACTATACAATGGAATGGGTCAACCCTATTTGGCCCTTTTCAATTTTGGAGGTATGCCCATAATGAATCCTCTTACGGGCATACCCCTCGGAGCGTATATAAGTACCTGGAATTATAGATATGACGAAGAAAAAGAAAATTTGGCTACACTTACCTTTGATACGGGTAATCCTGATACTGTAGATATTGCTGATATACAAGAGAATCAACAAATTTGTCTTCAGTGGGGTTATATTTACCCAGATGGTCAATTTATATCTGGGCCTATAAAAATACTAAAGGTAAGAGAATTCGAAGCAGTATTCGATTCTACGGGTACTCATGTAACTATCAAGTGCATTGACTCTACAGGGGATTTAAGATTTCAACCGGCTTATGTTCATTCGGATATGGAGGGTTATAAATTATCTACCTATTTAGACAATGGCTGTGGGAATGCCACTGGTGTAATCATAGAAATATTTCAGTAATGGAACAACAGATAATAAGTAATAAAGTATACGAGTCACTACAAGTGCCAACAGAAAATACTCGTACTACTACTGGAAAAGTACTTTATGCTAACAAATACAGTGGAGTAGCTGAAGTAGCAATGCCCGAAGATTTAAAGGCTTTAATAGATAGCGATTTTGGGTTAGTGGGAAAGAATATCTTGGTTCAGTTAGAACAGAAGATGAAGGGTTATACCAATGGCCCCTGGTATGTGGATTCAAGGGATGGGGTTATTTATATACATAATAGAAAGTTTAATGAGGAGCCTGTATGTACTTATACTTATCAGGGTGAGCAGGGTGAAGTACTCAGAGTATCCTTTGCTACTCAAAAGGTAACTAAACGAGTTAAAGCAGTATTAGCACCATCTTTAGACCCTGATAGTAAAGACCTATCTGTATTATCAACCAACATTAATGAACCAGAAGATAAACCCTCTTTAGCTTTAAGCCCCTATATAGCTAGAGTAGATAATACTGAAGTATCTAATCTTACCAGTAACGGGTTTGAGGATTATCAAAGCCACCCTACTACTCCCACCGAAGTAATAGATACTTGGGATATGAAAGTTCAATACAATAGGGAAAAAGAAGCCGAGTATAAAAAGAGGGTAGCAGAGTATGAAGCTGTTGGTCCGGTTGGAGCTTATGAAGCTGGTAAACAAAGGAGATTCGATGAGATGTCTACTGAAGATATACGTACCACTATTAATCAAGCCGCCAGTGAATTACCAGATGATAAAAAGAGAGCTCTTCAACAAGTACTAAAGAATTCCAGAAATGGTAAAGAATTAGAAGCTAATCTTAAAAAGTTATTAGAATATGAAATGTATCTTTTTGAAGATGAAGATGGTATGGAATTTATGGTAACCGAATATGTAGATCCTCTAGATTATGACCCAGAGGGTTATGCCTCTAAACAAGCTGGAGCAGGTATAGCTTCTGGTATCAATTTTCAAATGGGAGTATTACCAGCATCTGAAAGAGGGTTTGAGGCTTTGAATAAAGACCCTTATACTGAAGTATTATCCGATATGGAAATTGATACTACTAAACACTATGGCCAAGGTCAATACGGTAAGAAGGTTAAGGTAAGGCATATGAAAAGAGTAAATCTTAGAGTACCCATCTATAAGCTTTATCACAACTTATTCAGTAGATACGGAGGAGCTGATAAGTATGCTTGGGCAGCCAATGCTAATGCTAATGGTGGCTTAAAGCAAACAGAAAAAAGATTAGTATGTCAACTTCAGGTAGTTGGTAGACCCATGTTAGCAACTTCTCAAATAATCCGTATAGAGAATGTGGGTAAACGATGGTCTGGGCTTTGGTATATAAAACAATGTACTCATTCAATGGATGCTGGTCAAGGTTATATAACCAATATGGAGTTAGTAAAAAATAATTCTAAGTCTGGTTCTGTAACTTCTCGAACTGATCTATCTACTCAGGATATTGTAGCAAATGATGCTAAGGCCAATGCTAAGACTTATAGAGGCAAAGATAAAAAGGCTTTAAGCTTTTCTCAAAATCTTAACCTTAACTTTACTTATAATGAGAAAGTATACTACAATGAACATTTCCTTAATGAAAAGGGGGAAATAATTGACATCAAAGGTCAAGCTGAGTTTATTAGAAAAAAGGCTTACTATACCGAAGTAAATGCTAAAGATCCCAAAGCTTTGGCAGAAGGTATAGTTTTATCTACTGGTAATACAGTTACTTCTAAGGGTAAACTAATACCAGGTAAGATAACCCTCAAGGAAATCCAAGTCCCTGAAGATTATGGGGTTAAGTTTAATTATATGGCTATAGCTAATCGGGTATATCGTTATATGGCTAAAAAGCATAAATGAATAGCAAGTCAAATATACGTAGAGGAATAAGGATATGAGTTACGAAACAGCAAAAATAATAACCGATGAAGGCTTAGAGGGCCTTGGTCGGTATTACTCTGTTTATAGAGGCATCGTTGTTGATAATAATGATGTAGAGAAAAATATGAACAGAATAAAGGTATGTGTCCCAGAAGTAATGGGCGGAGTATTTGCTTGGGCATATCCGAAAGGACAGCATGGTTCACTGAGCTCAGGCTTTAAATACTTAGCCCCTAAAGTTGGAGACATGGTATTTATTACTTTTGAATTTGGGGATCCCACTAAGCCTCTCTGGGAATATCATGGTTGGGGGATGAACCAAATACCTCAACCTTTAAATGGGCCAAATAAAATTGGTATAATTACACCTGAAGGTAATCTTATAGTTATTGATGATGATAGTGGAGAACTCAACTTATACTTTAATGGCCCAGTAAATGTTCATTCAGAAAAAGAGGTAGTTATAAATGCCGATGGGGATATTAATGTGGCCTCTGGTGATTCAGTAATATTAAATACGGGAGAGAATGGTGGAGTAATCAATATATTCCAATTAACCGAGAAATTAAATCAAACCATTCAAGAATTAGAACAGCTTCGTAGTATGTTTAACTCTCATGTACACTCAGGTGTAACTACTGGGCCAGGTTCTTCTGGCCCAACTTTAACTCAAGTAACTAAACCTTTCTCACAATTCGTTGTAGACGATTATGAGGATAAAACCTGCATACACTAATGGAAAAGAATTACTTTACAGACTTAGTTGGTATAGGTGTAACTTATCCTATCCAACTTACAACTAATGAAAATGGGGAAAGAGGTTGGTACCCAGTAAACGGGGATTTTAAACTTATCAGGGATAATATAAGTTCTATATTGTATTATATGATAGGTCAGAGATTTCGACAGGAAAACTTTGGTAGTAAACTATGGCAATGTATTGAGGAACCAAACTCACAAGCCCTAAGTTTTATAATTAAAGAGTTTTTAAAACAAGCCATAGGTGCATGGGAACAGAGAATAACATTCCAAAATATCACAGTTACTAGAGTTGATGCAAAAATACACATAGAAGTAGCTTATGTAATAAATGGAACAAATTCTAGTCAGTACCTCGATATCACCTATGATAGGTCAGATAATTCATTAAATACACAATAATATGGGAATCACAAATAAATGGCTTAACCCATACCAGAGGTCTTATCAACAGATTAAGGCCAAGCTGGTTGAATCCCTTATGGGGCTTAAAGACCCTCAGGGTCAGAAACTCATAACGGATTATTCGGAGGGGAATATCTTAATTATCATCCTCTCATTGTTTGCGGCAATTGCCGAAGTACTTCACTATTATGTAGATAATATGGCAAGGGAAACCTTCCTATCTACTGCAAGAAGGTATGATTCGGTAGTTAAACATGGAGCTTTGGTAGATTACCATGCTCGAGCAGCAATTGCTGCTACAGTAGATGTAATCTTATCCAGAAGTATTACTGGTAATTCCATTGGAGCTAAATTAACCATACCTCAAGGAACTCTATTTACGGATTCCAGTGGTAACTCTTGGTTATCTGCTAGAGATGTAACTTGGTATTCAAATGTAACCACATGTAAAGTACCTATAATTCAACATGAGAAATATACTGCAAGTGCTCTTAATAATATGCTAATACCTACTGGAGACAGGGTAATAGTTCACCTTGGTACATTGCCTAATGGTAAGTACTATGAACAGGGCTCTATGTCTTTACAGATAGGTGGAGAAACTTGGGTATTGGTAGATACCTTTGCAAAATCAAAGCCAACGGATAAACACTTTATGGTTTCAGTAGATGAAGCTCTTAACCCTTACATAATGTTTGGGGATGGAACCTTCGGTAAGAAACCTGCAGCAGGTGCAAAGATAACCAATGTGGTATTCTACTTAACCAATGGTACTCAGGGTAACGTAAAGAGTAATACTATTACATCCGTACCCTCAATCATTTCTTCTTCAATCACTGATGCTACTGTAAGTAATGCTTATGATGCTGGAGGAGGTTCAAACTATGAGAACTTTACAATGCTCAAGGAACATATACCTTTGAGTGTAAAGACTCTGGGAGTAGCAATTACTAAGGAGGACTTTGAAAGCTTAGCTATGTTAGTAGATGGTGTAAACAAGGCTAAAGCCGATTATGAATGCGGTAGAAAGCTTACAGTATACATTAGCCCCGATGGTGGAGCTGTTGCATCTTCTGAATTAATCAGTAGAGTATATAATCTTCTATCTCAAAGGGCCCCTCTGACTACTTGGCTAAAAGTTAAGTCTGCAGGCAAGGTTCAGATTATTCTAGAAATGAACGTTACCGGTAAGAAGTCTTATAAGACGGCAGAGATACAAACTCAAATTCTTACGGCTTTATATAATGCCTATTCTCCAGAGCAAGCTCAGATAGGTGGAAGCGTAAGGGTATCAGACATCTATGCCCTAATAGATAATCTGTCAACTGTAGATTATCTACATCTAACCAAGTTCTATATTAAACCTTGGCCTACTACCATTTATGGTAATAAAGAATTAAGCCTTGGCCAGTTTAAGTTGAATAAGGCAAAGGGTTCTATGACCTACTACATAACCTTTAATTCATCAACTACTTTTATGGTACGTTCAGTATCTAATGGCTATACGAATACTGGTACAGTTGGTAATTCAATTCAGATTATTGATAAGGCTAATGGCTTTGATTTCTCTTTGGATATACAGAACAATAGTTATCAATCTGGATATAGATATTCTATTACCGTATCTGAACCAAACCATGACTATGAAGATCCAGGTTTCAACTTACCAGTATTCGAGAATGCTTCACAATTAACATTAACAGTTAACGAAATCGTATGATAAACCTCAAAAATCTAATCGACTTTTTACCTTTTGAATATAAGGACCAAGATACTTATAAGGTAAATGGTAAAGGCATCTTAGAGAGGTTTCTAGAAATTTGTGGAGAGCATTTTGAAGATTATATTACAAAGGATATTGAGAATATATTGGATATTATCGATATAGATAAAACCCCAGATATGTATCTCAATTCCCTTTGGCAATTCCTCGGAGAAATGCCCTTTGCTTATGGGAACACTATAGATGCACAGAAATGGGCAGAGTACTTTAATGGGTTCTACTCCGATGATAAACTCCAAGAGTTATCTAAGCTTTGGATAATACCCAAAGAGGGACCTTTTACTTTAACCAGTACTCAAGTAAGAAACATCCTGAAGTATTCGATATCTCTTTTTAAAATAAGAGGTACCTCTGAGTTCTTCGAAATAATTATGAGGCTGTATGGGTTAACCTGCGTAGTAACTGACCCTGCAAAGGCTGATAGTTATGATGGTTGGGTAAAAGGTAATCCGCACTTTGACCAGTATTACCATTATGACGATAAGTATACCTATGATAATACTTTCGATTGTTCTCAATGTATACCGGTAACCTTTAGACTTACCGGTCATAGATATACTTCGAACTCGGCAGCTTTCAGAAAATTTAGAGAAGCCGTAGAGGCTTTCTTTAAAAGATTCATACCCTATCATGTATCTTTCGATATTCAATATGGGTTTACCGTAAATGATGGGTATACAATTAAAGCTGAGTTAGTAAATCCGGACCAACCCAATCTTATTACTTCAGAGGTATATGAAGTACCGGTAAAGGTAACTGTAACTTCAGATTGGATAGATGCCGACCTAAGATATCAGATATCCAGTGATAATATAAATTGGGGTTACACTAAACACGAAAGTGGTTCCATTTTTAATATACCCAGAGCAGGTACTTATTATTTTAGAAGTGTGGGAGACCCTACTAAGGTAACTCAAATCACGGTTAATCAAGAATCTTATAATCGAGTATATTCTATTACTTGTGACCCTATTACTGGAAAGATAACTCCTACTAACCTAAAAGTAAGTACAGTAGTAAGGGCAAACGTATCCTATAAGGGTACCGTGAAAACCCGTAATGTACGATTATCCGGTACTGATATAGTGAAAGTCTCTGGCTCAACTTGGGAATTTTCAGAGCCTGGTACCTACATCTTTGAGATTGTAGAGTTCCCAGTAAAGCAAACTTCATTTGTTGTAACTCGAGAAGAGATTACATATAAGGTAAGATGTACACCTTCTGAATTTAGAGTTGGGGATAAGCAAAGTATCAAGGATGCTACTACCACTCTTACCATCGAATCGAATTACCCAGAATCATTTACTGGTGAACTATACTGTAGGTTAATCGGTGATACCAAGTTGTTTAAGAACGGTGATAAGTTTACTGCTAATAGTTATGGTACTTATAAGTTTAAATGTACACTGGATAAAAGGGAAACCTATGAAGGTGTAGGTATATTCGAAGTAGTATCTGGTAAGACTGCAGTATATAGAATTACTGTTAGCCCACCAACAGTCACATTATTCAACGGCTCTGCAAAAGCTACAGTAAAGATACAACGTATTTCTGGTAATGGGGATGATTACAGAGTAAGGGTAATTGAAACTGGGGAAACCTTTAATGCTCAGAATGGTTATGTATATACTACAAATAGGGCAGGGACTTATACCTTCCAGTCTGTAGCTTACCCTACTGCTAAGACTACTTTGGTAGTTAATAATTTTCCAGTAGTATATCAGAATAAATTAAAGATAGTACCTTCGGATGCTACAGACAGTCATTGGAAAGAACCCAACTGGGCATTACCAGAAGACCAGATAGATGATACTTATGCAGTATACCAATTACTGGATGAGAAGTCTGCTTGTAAGTTCCATCTTGAGGAAATGAAAAATGGGGTCAATGTAAGTGATACTGCTACCTGTGATGAGAACGGGGAAACCTATAACCTTGATGAGGAAATTGTTCTTACCAAGGCTGGGACTTATACCTTTGTAGCGGATGATGGTTCTTCTTTAAGATGCCAAGTAATATTGGAAGATTATCCTACAATCATCGAGATTTCTTGTACTCCTACTTATGCAGAACTAAAGGGGAATGTTAAACAAGTATCTACTTTAATCAAGTGTACTTCTAATAAACCTGACTTCGATAGTCGAATAAGGGAAGTTGGTAAAGTAACTACTTATGACGCAGGTGGTGCTGGTTATGAATTTGTAACTGCACAAGCTGGTGAATATATCTTTGAATCTGTCGTAGATACTTCAAAGAGAACTAAGTTCACTGTAGTAGATGCAGACCTCTTAAGCGTTAGTCCTCAAAAGTTAGAATGGGAACATGATGACCTCTCAGAGAAAACATTTACCATTACAACTTACAGTAATCAATCTTGGCAAATAGTAGAACAATGATAAATTCAACAATCGATAGAATAACAGAGACCACAACTCAGTCTTTATTCAAGACATTCACTGTGGGTATATTGGGAGAGTGTACACAAATCTTGTATGATTTGAGATGGATGATAGTTCTTGCAATAATTCTAATCCTATCAGATTTATGGTTTGGGATATCTGCAAGTAGGTTACAGAAAATCGAAATTCGAAAATCTAGAGCTGGAAGAAGAACTCTAAACAAAATAGTAGATTATATCTGTTATGTTCTACTTGGTGCTGTACTTGGTAAAGCTATTGGGGAACCCTATGGGATGAACCCAATAGGGGTATCAATAACGGTTATGGTAATATGCTACTGTTTCGAAGTAGATAGTATATATGGACACATCTGTGAAATACATGGTATTAAGAAACGGTACAGTATATGGAGAATACTCTTTAAATTGTTAACCCTCAAGTTCAAGGATGTAGGTGAAGCATTTAAAGATATGTCAGAACAGAAAAATCAATTTAAAAATACTAAGGACAATGAAGACGTACTTTAAGTATGAAGGTATTATTAAATCAAAGGAAGCAGCAGAAGCAATTGCTGCTCCTTCTGGTTTAGGGCCATTCTGTGGATTTGGCTCAGCTACCATAAATGGTAACAAGTTAGTGGTATCTCCTCAGGGAGTTGCTGGAAGTAAGTATGCCAATGTAATCAAGGATAGGATTATGGCAAGGTATATGGCAAAGGCTTCAGAAGATGGAGAATTGCCAGACGTGAACTTTGGGTGTATTTCAAGAGATGGGTATGTATTTATATCCGATGAACAAACGATTACTATTAAGAACATCCAAGGTACCCAAGGTTCAATGGAAGAGGTATTACTCTTTGCAGTACACACTACTATCTCCGAACCAGTAGATAATCCAGTAGACTTCGTAGCTTATTGGAATGAATCTTCCGAAAGCTTTTACACCTTGTTCAAAAAGTCTCTGGATATTTATTATCCGATTGCCGAAGAAAATCGTACACCGGATATCATTAATAATGATATATATTCCAATTACGATATGACCTATAGCAATCTTCTAGAGATGGTAGAGAGTGCTTGCCCTTATTACTCTAATAATAAAACTTCCGTTGTTCTTATCGGAGTATATGGTAAGGGTACTGATGCAATGACCAAACGAAATGAGAACTTTGCTATCGTACCCTATCAAGGTAAGTTTCAAGAAATCCCTTATACTACTGCTGCCCAGAGTATGATGAAAGAATCAGTGAAAAGAGTAGAACAGATAAATTCAGGCTTTCCAGTAGTAGATGAATCTGGTACTAAGTTAAATATCAAGCAATACATTGATAGTCAAATTGAGGCTATCAGAAAAGAATTCTCTGAATCTCTGAGTACTGCTAACTTACCAATCGGTTCTATTATTCTTTGGGAAACCGATGTAATACCCGATGGTTGGGCAGAATATACTAAGGCAGCTGGTAGAATAGTTATTGGTTACCAAGCTGGAGGTGTTCAAATTGGGGATGAAGTAATGTTACAGAATGTTGGAGATTACTATACACCAACTAAGGGTAATTTCTTAATCTCTATTAAAGGTGATGACCTTCCTAAGCATAGGCATGCTCTTGGTGTATCTAAAGGTAAACAAGATAATGCCAATAACTGGCAGAACGTTCGTCCTCAATCTTTCTTTAATAGGGAGACGGGATTGAATGGAGATTTCGGTAGAGGAACTCCTACCAAGGGTATTCAAGATGGTGCTATCGTAGTAAGCTGGAACCTATTAGGGGAATCTTTCTTACAAGAAACTTCGGTAGAAACTTTGGATATTGAGAAATTGCCACCGACTATTACATTACGATATATCCAAAAAATATCATCATAAAGTTGTTTATTAGTTATTTAGTAGTATTAAAACTCATGTGTATTATTTGTATTGTTTAAGAGTAAACACTTGTTTGTTTTCAATTTTTGTTTTGCATAGTTAAAAACACTCATTTGGGAAAGGGACGTTGGGAAACGCCCCTTTTCTTTTGTGTTAATACTTAAGTTCTTCTTTAGCTCGGTCTTCCCAATATTGTATATCTTGCCTAAGCTCTGAGATATATCTCATGGATTCGTTAGTCTTAGGCATTTCAAAAAATTCGATAAGCATTATATTAGTGATACGAGTACTATTTTCGAGTCTTTCCTTAATAAAAGGAGGGGGAGTAATTAATACCTCAAACAAAAGATAGGCATCTGGAGAAAGCTTATCCTTCATATAAGTATACATCATATCGAGCATTTCAGATTTAGCTTTCTCTTCTTCACTGTCATCCTCTAATTCTTTGTCATTGTCGAATAAGTCATCAAGTTTAAAGAGGCTTTGATTATACTCTGCCTGTTCTCCGTATGCAGAACGAAGCAATTTGTTTTTAAATGTACTAAGTGATGCAAGGATTCTTGCTTTAAGATGTTCTTCAGTACATTCACCATAGTATTTGTTGAAAACAAATAACATCTTATCCCAGAAATAAGACTGAATGATATCAGGTGTAAGATTAAACCTTTTATAATCAATCTGTCGGGTAAGATTTCTGATTACTGGCTTACAAACTTTATAAAGTCTGTTGAATGTAGCTTCATCATATTCCTGCATAGGTTTTAATCTATGAAGCTCTGAGCCATTATTTCCTTTACTTTTTCCCATGTTCTTTTAAATATTCGTTATGCAAATATAAGTATTTTTTCTTATATAAAATAATAATATTAAATATACTTGAGCTTAAGGCAGTGGATTAGTATGTTTCTAGATAGTTGTCAACATGCTCAGAACTATCTCGGTACTATCAAAATCTATTAGTTTATAAATATTGCAATATAGATATGAAAAAGTTTAAAGATTCAGTTAAATTTAGTTTCACTCCGGACTTCCAGTTAGAGATACTCCGGTTCATTTTAAGGGATAAAGAAGGTGGTTTAGTCCTACGTCGGGTTAAATCAAGTTATCTGGTTCTCATAGAACATGCTCTTATATTCGAGGGCATATCAAAGTATTTTAAAAAGCAAGGCAAGATGCCTTCAGAAAATATCCTGAAGCAGGTGATAAAAGAATTGCTAGAATCAAAGGCATACGTCGATTTAGTAACTAAGGATGACTTGCCCAGTATTCAAAAACTGATAAGTAATCTGTATCATATTCCTTTATCTGATTCAGAATATATCAAGGAAAGGATATATCAGTTCTCTACTTACGTTGAAATGAAGAACCTAAATGATTCCTTCGACTTGGATAACTTCGAACAATATGAAGAGTATTCAAGGAAGATTGAAAAGGTACTACAGAAAAGTAAACCTAAGAAAGAGGATGAACCCCTATATATGATACGAGATGTTACAGAAAGACAGTTTAAAAGACAATCTGAACCATCAGTAATACCTTGCCCATATAGGCAATTGAATGACCTTACCAATGCAGGAGGTTATCCAGAGCATTCTGTAAATGTGATATTGGATAAACCCAAAGCAAAGAAGACATTCTTTATGGTAAACCTTGCAAGAGGTTATCTCAGAATGAAGAAGTCAGTATTATATATAGATACAGAAAATGGTCAGGACCAAATCATGGACCGTTTCATTCAATCAAGTATCAATAAAACCAAGAAGGAATTATATTCAGGTGAATATGATAAACTCGAGGCAAAGCATTTAAGAAAGCTTGCAAGGTTCGGAGTTGAGTTGGTAGTTGAAAGGGTTCCTGCCATGATTACAGATGTTACGTATATCAGGGAGAAGATAATTCAATTGCGTAACCAGGGCATAGATATAAGGGTATTAATGGTTGACTATGCAGGTAAGCTTGCATCAATATCTAGAGACAGAGAGGATTTCGAAAGAATATCTAATGTATATGTAGACCTGCAAAACTTAGCAGAAGAATTACACCTGGATATTATATGGACTGCTCACCATATTACTCGTGAAGGTAAGAAGCATAGACTTACCCGATATGATGAAAATGATATCTCTGGGTCAATTGCCATTGTACGTAATGCCCAAGTTATCATGGGTCTTAACTCTACCGAACAAGAAGAGAAGGATAATATTCTTCGAGCTGAGATAGTAGTACAGAGAGATGGTCTTCCTTTCGGTAGAGCTTTATTCAAATGTGATGTCGAAAGACAAAGATGTACAGAGTTTACCAAAGAACAACGTAAGCAATATGACGAAGTATATGGCAGTAAATTGGCTGAGCAATTTAAGAAGAAAGATAACCCGGATGCCGATAGTAAGAAAAGGGCTAATAATAGTGGAGATATATAAGTATGAGTAAGTTTAAAGATAATATACCAGGATTCCCAGGTTACCATGTAACTAAGAATGGTGATGTATATTCTATGAAGTGTAAGAGTGGTAAAAGGCCAGAGGCTTTTAAACTTAAACCTAGATTAAATGGTAATGGTTATTATAGGATTGGATTATACAAGGATGGTATTAAATATGAGAGAAGACTTAATAGATTAGTTGCTATGGTTTATATACCTAACCCGGACAACTTACCTTGTGTATGTCATAAGGATAACAATCCATTAAACAATAATGTAGATAATCTCTATTGGGGTTCAGTAGAGGATAATATTCGGGATAGGGA